AAGAAGCGGCTGCTAAAGAAGCGGCTGCTGAAGAAGCTCCTGTACAGGTAGAAGCTGACATAACAGAAATCCTATCAGAAATAGGATTGGAAAAACCAGTGGTAGTTCAGGTACAGGAAGTAGTAGCGTCTTTACCCGAAGAAATTCCTTGTAGTGTAGTTAGCTTTGAATCTGTTTCAACTTCTGAAGAAGAGATCCTTGCAGGTACAACTAGTGCTGCTGATGTGGATTTGTTCTTAACCAGTGTAGATTTGGGTTATGTGGAACGCCGTACCAAGCAACCGGGGCTGCCAAACCCAAACCACGTATCAATGACACAAGAAGATATGTTGTCTTTTTTGGATTCTTTTGAAGATTCAGGCGTTCCTGCAGGCGTGGGATGATCCGTAGAGTGTGTATGCCCCGCGTGTGCGGGGGGTGTCCCGAGTGGGTCTTCTACTTTTGAAGATTCACACAACAACTGACTCGGACCTAGACTAAGGATGTCAATGTCAAAGTCAAAAAACAAGGAGTGTTACGATGTCTGAAGAAACAAAAGTTTTCTCATTTGGTAGAAACGATCAGGGTATTACAATGAGATCCAAACCCTGGAAAGCTGAAGCTAATACTATCAGCAGGATCTCAATGGCTTGGTGGCCTCTTAAAGATGATGGCAGTCTAGACATGGGTGAACAAGGAAGCGAGAAGTCCCCAGAGTTTACGGCAGCTCAAATTAACTACATTGAGGGCTGTGGCAATGTCATCAATGAGGGTCCTGAGTACACTAAGCTGGCACAGGAACCCCCCCGACAGAAGGTTCTTACCTTTATCTTCGTGTGGCCAACCACGAAGAAGGGTGAGATTGACAAGGCGAGACTTGGAGCCGGTGACTATGAGGTTAAGGCATGGGTTTTTGCAGCTGACAAGTACCGCCTCTTGGAGACTAATCACAACCAGTTCCCCTTCAATGAGCATGATATCACTGTGTCTTGCGAAGAGGCCAAATTCCAGAAGCTGTCGTTTACTCCCTGTAAGAACAACATGCTTCGCACCTTTATGGCAGATGCCAAGGGACAGGCTTTCTTGAAGCCAGGACTTGATGAGCTGGCTTCACTCATTGAAAAGTCTATGGATTTCCTTGGCCGCAAGATGACCATCGCCCAGATCCAAGAAAAGCTTGGTGTTGGTGGTGCTGCTGCACTTGTAGACAATGCTTCCATTATGGATGTTGAAGCTCTTGTGGGGAACCTACTGGACTGATGTCCTCCCTATCACCGATTGTGCTGGGTTTGGATCCCTCACTCACTAACTTTGGGTGGGGGATCCATGACCCAAACAAACCTTTCGGAGACCCTTTACGGTGTATTGATAGAGGGCGTTTCCAAACTAGTTCAAAGACATTATTTATTGGGCGGTATGTGGACATCAGAACTAAACTTTTTGATTTGCTTCAAGAAAAGCAGATTCAAAAAATAGGTTTGGAGTATCCAGTTTTTGATAATCTATATTCAGAAGGGATGTACGGATTATTTCTCTATACCTGTGAAGCCCTTTACGATTATGGTGCTGATGTGGTTTTCTTTTCTCCAGGCCAAATCAAAGCACATGCAAGGATACTTCTGAAACGCCCAAAAATCTTGGGCCATCAGTGGAAGATGGAGAAACCTGATATGGTAGAAGCTGCCAAACTAGATACAGGCAGTAAGGCCAACTGGAACCACAATGAGGCGGACGCTTATTTGGTGGCTCGGCTGGCATCTCGGTTCTGGCAGTTTCACGGCGGTTTTATAACAGAAGCAGACCTAAGCCCGTTAGAGTTAAAGCAGTTTACGGAAGTAAAACAGTATGTCAGAGGCAAAAAAGCAGGGTCAACAGTAAAGCGTGGAATCCTATATAGAGAGAATGAACGCTTTTTTCAGTGGAGTGACGTTAAAAAAGAGTAGTGGTGTTTACACAACTTGAAGGTAGGAGCTATCATGGCAAAGAAATTAGATAAAGAGAAGTTGGCAAAAACAGTAGTTCCAAAGAAAAATCAATCTTTGGCTAATGTGCGAGCTGTTATGAACAAGGTTTTTTCAGGTGCGGAGTCGGCTGAGGTTCAGATAGATGAAAGCCGTTTAATTCAATCCTTGCCGCACCTACCCACAGGATCTGTAATTATAGATCACTTGATTGGAGGTGTCCCAAACAGATTGGGTATTATGCCTTGTCCTGGATTTCCCAAGGGGCGTCTGGTAAACCTCTATGGTGCAGAGTCGTCAGGAAAAACAACCTTATGTCTAACAATGGCTGCAGAGACTATTCGGAAGGGTGGGACTGTAGGTTATATTGACTGGGAGCATAGTGTAGACGTGGCTTATGCTAAGAGTTTGGGGGTGCCTGTTGAGGATGCAGATTCTTTTCTGCTACTTCAGCCTGAAACATTTGAGAAGGGTCTTTCATATCTGTGGGGTTTGTGCAAGGGCGGTGTAGACTTGGTTGTGATAGACTCTATTGCTTCCGGTGGTACACAGGCTCAGTGGGACCAGTCCCTAGCAGATAAGGGCGAGATAGGCCGTGTAGGGGCTAAGGCTGCTAAGTGGAGTGAATACCTACCCCAGCTTAAAGCTATCATTACACGCTCGAACACTTGTGTTGTAGGTGTTTCACAGCTGCGGTCTAAAATTGACACAGGCCCCAAGAGGGGTTATGGTGGTGAGACTACTCAGGCTCAGGGTGGTATGGCTTGGAAGTTCTTTTCAGAAGTACGCTTGGGACTCAAGTGCATAATGAAGGAGAAGGGCAAAGCCTATGATTCTATCACCCATACAAACATTGACACTCCTATTGGGAATGTCGTAATTGCTAAAGTGGATAAGTGTAAAGTCTCTGCTTCTCAGGGCCGTCAGGCACGTTTCTATTTGCGTTATGGGGAAGGTATAGATGATGTGAGATCTATAGTAGAGATTGCAATTTCTAGGGGCTTTATTAAAAAAGCTGGTGCTTGGTTTTCTTGGGAGAGACCAGACGGCTCTGTTCTGAAGTACTGTGGCATGGAGGAGTTTAAGAAGCATTTGGTTAAAGTCCCAGGAGCTTGGGAAGAACTTCGCAAAATGGCTTTGGCTGCTATGGCAGGGGCACCGGAAGCAGAACATGTTGATATTGAGGATTTTGATCCTGATGCTGATGTGTTGGCTGAAATCAATGGTATTCTAAATGGGCCGCCCACGGCTGCTGTAGAAAATAACGACTAGTTAAGAGGGGGTTTTGGAATGCCTGTTAAAGTTCGGATACGTGACTTTCAGTCCTTAGAGGACATCTCTCTAACAGTTGAGGGCCTAACTGTATTAGTGGGGCAGAACAACGTAGGGAAGAGTGCTATAGTGCGGGCTATCCGAGGGGCATTCCAGAACACCCGGGGTACAAGTTATATTAGCAACGGGGCTACTAAAACCATTGTGGATTTGGATTTCTGTGATGGGCACACTTTGACTTGGGAAAAGGGTCGTGGCCCAAAGGACAAACCAACCTACATAATTGATGGTGGTAGTCCCATACACCCAGGCCAAGGCGTGCCTAAAGAAGTCTCTACTTTAGGTGTGGCACCCATATCAGTAGCAGGTAAAGAAATATGGCCTCAGATCGCACCTCAATTCAAACAAGTCTTTTTATTGGACCAGCCTGGATCTGTTTTAGCGGAAGCAGTTGCTGATATAGACAGGGTCTCACAATTGAATGATGCCTTGCGGGCAGCCTCCTCAGATAAAAGGGCAACCTCTTCTAAAAGGACTGTTCGTCAAGCAGACCAGGAAGCTTTGGAAAAACAGTTGCTACAATTTGAGGGTTTAGATGCTTTTGTGAATAAACTCAAGGACTTAGACGAAAAAGCAGTCCTTTTGTCAAGACTCGAAGCTGCAATAAAAGGACTTTATGAATTGCGTTCTCGTAGACAAGCGGCACAGCAGGCTGTTAAAAGTCTGGAAGGTGTTGAAACACAAAAAGTCGCTGTTGAAGCCCTAACAAAACAGGCCGTGCAACTGCAAGGTTTGGAATCAGAAATGAGGACTCTGAAAAAACTGCAGGATCAACATTCTCTGTTTTCAAGTAGGGTGGCTAGACTGGTAGGTTTCCTACCACCTTCAGAGGAAGGTGTTTTTGACAATGCTATAAAAATGGAAGCCGCATTGACTATGGTTCAGGGCTTGGCTTTCAAATATAAAAGCTGTCTGAAACAAATACCTCCTTTAGAGGTGGAACTGGAAACTACTAAAACCGCTGAAATTCAGGCTACGGCGGATGTTGCCCAGTTCTTGGAATCCTTGGGGCAGTGTCCTATATGTGGGTCTGTGTGTCAGCACAAGGAGTCCTGATGATGAATGTGTTATTGTTATGCTACGCTCTTTTATTTGGCCCTCCGAATGTTTCTGAAGTACCGAGACTAGAAATCCAGTCTCGATCAGAGCAGACAGCAGAGATCCGAGAAGCAATGGCCATGGTGGCTACTGCAGAAAGCAGGTTGAATTTGGAGGAGCTTAATGCTCGGTGGGTTAGACGAGATAAAAACCCTGAAGTGCAAAATCTTGATGTTATATCAGATGCTATTTGGGTGGCTGCAGAATCGTACAATGTAGACTCTTTCCTTCTAATCTCTTTAGTGTGGAAGGAGTCAAGATTTAGAGTGAGGGCATTGGGAGACAAAAAGAATGGGGTTTACCGGAGTTGTGGCCTATCGCAGGTAAGAACGGATCTAAGGGACCACCGCCGGTTTTGGGACGCTGAAAAAAAGAAGTATGTTGGAAAGATGGTGCCCAGACCAACTTGCGAGCAGTTACTAGATCCCTACTTTGCAATTCCTTGGACCGCAATGCATCTAACAACTTTTCCCAAGTTGTCAGATGGGAGGATTAACTTGACACCCTATAATGGGAAGCGCTCAGGAAGATTTGTTTGGAAACGAGTATTCTGGCTTAGAAAACAAATAGCAATAAAAGGTGGTTTTGATGGCAGTGAAAGTTGTTTGGCGAACTGATATACATCTAGCAGACCAAGCCCCTGCAGCCAGAACTGATGTTTGGCTGGATACAATGCTGGATAAAATTCAGCAGGTTGGTGGTTTGGCAAAGAGGGTGAAGGCTGATGTTGTTTTGGATGGTGGGGATCTATTCCATATCAAAAGCCCTACTCGTAACAGCCATGAGCTAGTGCAGTCTGTTGCGGAGGCACACATGCAATACCCCTGCCCTGTGTGGGGGACTGTTGGGAATCACGATGTGAAGTTTGAAAACATCCTGTATCTAAACGAAAGCCCGCTGGGGGTTCTGTTTAAGACAGGTGTTATACACCCCCTATACGAAGCTAACCAAGAACTCATTATAGACAAGGGTGGGGTGAAGATTCGTGTTGTGGGCGTTCCTTACCATGGCACTACTTACGATATGAGTAGATTCAATATCCAGAAGAAGGATGAGGATTGGCTTGTAGTGGTGGCACATTGCTTAGCTTCCCCTACAGGGCAATCGCTGTTTGGGGCGGAAGATGTTTTGAAGTATTCTGATTTGGCAAAGCTAAATCCTGATGTCTGGCTGTTTGGCCACTTTCACAAAGACCAAGGGGTTACTGAGATCATCCCCGGCAAGTGGGTGGTGAACATAGGCAGCCTTTCTAGGGGGACACTATCTGCTGATGATGTGGGTAGGACACCATCTTGTGCTGTACTGAGCTTTGAGAAAACAAAGGTGTCTATTGAGAAGGTGCCTTTGAAGGTACAGCCTGCATCTGAAGTTTTCAATCTGGTAGAGAAAGCTAGGGAAGACGCACAAGAGTTTACATTAGATACCTTGGTGAACTCTCTAAAGGTATCTTTGGCACAAAGAGTGGAAGGATCCCTTTTGGACACTATCCGTTTGCTCCCGGACGTGCCGGATGCTGTAAAGGGGCGTACCATCAGCTATCTGGAGGTGGCCGGTGCTAAATGATGCCAAACTTTTGATCGAGTTAATCCCTAAGTCCTCTTGGGGTGTTAATTTGCGAACAAGCATCCCACAGAAGAATTGGCGGCTGCTCGGAGCAGATTGTATTGATCGTGCAGGCCATAACTGCGAAATCTGTGGGGCACCCGAAAAGAAGGGACGCCCTTTGGAATGCCATGAAGTTTGGCAATACGATGAAAAGACTGTTGTTCAAAAGCTAGTTAGGCTGATAGCTTTGTGTAAGGACTGTCATAGAGTCAAACATGCTGGCCGTGCCCTTAATAATGGAGAGGGCTACTTAGTGACTAGGCATCTGCAAAAAGTTAATGGCTGGACAGATAAGCAGATCCAAGATCACTTAACAGAAACACGTGAGAAGTGGCTCCGCCACTCAATGCTAGAATGGCTAGTAGATATCAACCTAGTTTTTTAATCTGGATCATTGCAACCCAACTTTGAGTAGTGTCCTTAGACAACACGGAGGGCACTACTATGGATGAAATCGTTATAACTGTCGGGCTCCCTGGGGCTGGTAAGTCAACCCACATTAAATCTTTGGTAGATCAAGGGTACACCAGAATCAATAGAGACTTGGTTGGTGGGGATCTTATCAGTACAAACTCACTTGTCTATCAGAAGCTTAAAAACCTCTATAGAGACAATGGTGTTCGGACTTTTGTTCTGGATAATACTTACATATCAAAGTCACACAGGGCTGTTGTTATAGAGGTGGCTCGGGAGTTAGGGCTTCCTGTTAGAGTGCTGTGGCTGCAAACTACGCTAGAGCAAGCACAGTTTCTTGCCTCTTTGAGGCAGGTTCGTAACTATGGGCATGTTTTGAAGCCTTCAGAGTATGCCAAGTATAGAGAGGACCCGGGTGGTTTCCCACCCATTGTGCAGTATTCCTTTAGGAAGCGTTTTGAGGAGCCCTCACTAGCGGAAGGCTTTGCACAGATAGAGATCGCCCCCATGCAGATCACTTTGGATCCTGCGGTTTATAAAAACAGTGCTTATATTTTTGATTATGATGGTACTTTGAGGTGTACGAAGTCTGGGAATATATACCCAAAAGATCCAAGCGATGTTTTGATCCTTAAGGGTAGGGGAAAGGCGTTGCAAAGGCTTCATGCAGATGGTGTTTTAATTCTGGGGGCGTCTAACCAGTCTGGGATTGCTAAAAAGCCTGGTGACCCTAAATATGTTTCAGAAGAGGCTGCAATCAAGTGTTTTGAGGAAACGAACCGTCTTTTGGGCGTTCCTATTGATTATATGTATGCTGCTGATAGGGCTGGTGTGCCTCAATCTTTTTTGAGAAAACCCCTGCCGGGAATGGGTGTAGCCTTCATTGAAAAGTACAAACTAGACCCTAAGCGGGTTTGTTATGTGGGTGACATGAAGTCTGATAAAACTTTTGCAGATCGCTGTGGTTTTGATTTTATCGAGGCTTTTTATTTTTTCGACTTGGGGGTGCGTAGTGACTTTCCTAACTAAGCAAGAATATGACAAACAGTTTGCGTCTTTAACAAGGTCTAACCAAAGGCCCTCAAACACTATAAATAGTTTTGGAGTTGCTGTTAAATGGACAGATTCTTTTGCTCAGATCCGAGAAGTCCACAAAGACTTGGGTTCTAAAAAGGAGACTTTTGTATTTGATTTGCTGTATGTTCCGGGCAAGTCAAAAGCTTTGGTTAAAATAGTGGTGACAGGATGTGGTTTTTCCCTGTCTGGGAAGGGCTTTTCCTATGCTGTCTACCTGGACTTCCCTGTTGAAAAACCCTTCGCAGAGCTTGAAGATATACGGAGTTGGGTGTTGGAGAACATCAAGAAGTCTTTTTCTGGATCATTAAACTGAGATTCAGAGTAGTATGTATGTAACTAAATAGGAGAACCTTATGAAAACTTTGTCAGAAAAAATCAACGGTGCTAAAAAAGTGTACGACAAAAATAGAAAGGACGTGGGTAAGCTGCTCAAGGACTTGGACGCAGGCATGAAAAAGCACACTCAAGCTTTCCAGAAGGACTCAGTCAACTGGGGCTATGTTGGGGACATTACTGCTGTTAAGGAAGATCTACAAAAGATTGTAGACTTCTTAGCGGATCAGTGATGAACTTCTCTGAAGTCTATAAAGGCAACCTTAAGTGGTTGCCTTCTCGGATAATCCTGCTATCTGTTTCGGGAAGCCGTGCCTACGGTACTTCAAGACCCACGTCTGATTATGACTACAGGGGCGTTGCAGTACCGCCTAGAGCTTATCGTGATGGATTCCTGAATAGGTTTGAGCAGGCTGAGATCAAAGAGCCCGATATTGTTGTCCATGAGCTTCGGAAGTTTATGAGCTTGGCAGCAGATTGCAACCCAAATATCTGTGAGGTCTTGTGGGTAGAGCCTGAAGACAGACTGGTTTTTACAGAGGCAGGGCAGCTACTGATAGATCACAGGGAGAAGTTTTTAAGCCAAAAGGCTTCTTTCACATATCGTGGTTATGCCATGTCACAACTAAAGAGAATAAGATCTCACAGACAATGGCTTTTAAACCCAATGGAAGTCAAGCCTACCAGAAAAGATTTTGACTTGCCTGAAAGAACTGTTATTCCAGCAGATCAGTTAGCAGCAGCTAGTTCCAACGTCCAGAAAAAGATGGATACATGGGCGGTGGACTACGGGCCTCTGGATGAGGCCGCTAAAATAGCTATTCAAGAGCAAGTCAAGAACTATCTTGTTGACCTGTCTGTAGGTTCAGACGACCACTTCAATAGTGCAGCACGGCTGTTGGGCTTTTCAGAAAACTTTCTGCTGTTGCTAGAGACTGAGAAACGCTATCATGCAGCTCTTCGGAATTGGCAGCAATATCAGGATTGGAAAACAAACAGGAATGAGACACGCGCTGCTTTAGAAGCAAAATTCCATTATGACTCAAAACATGGTATGCACTTGGTCAGGCTTATGAAAACATGCCGTGAGATTTTAACGGAAGGCAAAATCATAGTTCGCAGACCTGACGCAGCGGAACTTATGGCTATCCGGGATGGGGCTTGGAGTTTTGACAAACTGATAGCTTGGGCAGAAGAACAGGATTTGGAACTACAGGGAATGGCTGCTAAGTCGCCGCTACCAAAGGCACCTGACAGGGTTTTTCTGGACAATCTATGTCAAGAGGTCACGGCTTTGGTTGAAAACGAGTGTTGATAGCTGTTCCCTTGGTAAAGTAACCATGAGAATAGGACTAACTTGTGAGGTTTATTAAAAATGACAAGAAAAGAACACGGCATTATGAAGAAGGCAATGGAAATCCTCAAAAAAGAGTTTGTAAAGAGGGCCCCTGCAGATGGCATAGGAAAAGGCATGGTTACAATACAGACATTTGGAACCTTTACTGTCCGGCGTGCCGCATCCCGAAAAGCCCGTAACCCAGCAACAGGAGAGATAGTTATTATTCCTGATAGAACTGTGGTGCGTTTTGCTATGTCAAAAGCACTTCTTGATGCTTTGAACTGAGAATTCGTTTTTGGAGTAGAGTGCTTAATGAAGGAGCCGGACTATTTCCGGCCCTCTCTAATAAGTTGAGGTGTGTTAAATGAAAAGACCTTATACATTATACTGGTCAAGTCTCCCCCTATATGAAGGATGCCCCCAAAGATATTTATGGCAAAAGGGCTGGGGTAACATTGATGTGGGCGGTGGGATGGGTAGAAAGAAACCTAAACCAGTTAAAAAGTCTGAGCACAGTGCTGTTTTAGGGACTGTTATCCAAGCGGTTGTAGAACGTTTTTACGAAGACCAGCTTTGGAAGGTGCTTAGCCCCGAGCAGCTCAGGTCCCGTTTACTTGAGATTGCAGACGAAAACCTGAATCTTGAAACTTCCCGTAAATTTATAGATTGGCGGATAGCTCCTTCAAGGGACGAAATGCGTCAGACTATCCACGAGGGTGTTTTAGGGTATATGAGAACCTTAAAGGCTCACATGCTTCTAGGCCCCTATGCCAGAGCAGAAGTTGAACTGCTTGGTTATGTGGACAGGCGTACTCCTGTAGGTGGCCGTGTGGACATGGTCATTAGACGGGATGACACTGGGATTACAATGCTTGACGGCAAAAATAGTAAGCGGTACAAAGATGGGAAGGGTGGGCTTATGACCTACACAGATCCCGATCAGTTGCGTTGGTATGCGATGCTATTCTATCTGTGCTATAAGAAGCTGCCAGACAGACTGGGCTTCTGCTACTTTAGATACCCTTACGGATCCCCTGTATTAGATGTTGATGGCAACCCTACAGGGGAACTAGAGCCTGGGGTAACTTGGGTTGACTTCACTAAAGAAGATTTGAAAAGTTTAGCCCAAAGGGCTGTAGACGCACGGAAAGGTATGGAGTATGAGAAGTTCGCACCTACTCCAAGTGCAAAGCAATGCCACTTCTGTGATTACGCTACTGTTTGCCCCGAACGTATAGCACAGAAAGCTTCTAGGGCGAGAAAGCCTAAAGATAAGATTCCACTAAATACAGAAAATCTTGGGGTGTTTACTTTCGGCGGTGCTAAAAAAGAGTAGTGGTGTGTAACAGGAGGATACATGGAAGCCAAAGAACAGATTAATCAGTTGATTTCTAAAAAAGAGGCTCTTCAGAAAAACATACAAAGGATTCAAGGACGTTTGGATTCTGCAAGAGCTGATTTGGAGTCTATTGAAGCAGAACTGAAACAGCGGAAGGTTGACCCCGCTAATTTAGATGCTGTGATTCAGCAACTGGAAACGCGGTTTGAAACAGAAATGCAAATGTTGCAGAAGCAGACGGCAGAAGCCGAAGCTCAAATAACCCCTTACCTTGAGGAGCAGAGAGTATGAAATTTCAAGTTGTGTTAACAGAGTTAGAGGCGGCCCTTCAGGTTGTATCCCCCGCACTTTCTGGGGACGCCACAGACGTTTTGGGACATTACATTTTCAGGCGATCTGCTGCAGACCCCTCTAAAATGGAAATCCTTGCGGCTTCCAGAAGGCTTTGTGCTCTGGCACCCCTTCAGGCAGAGATCCTAGAGGCAACAGATGATGCTATGTGTACTCTTGAAGGCAAAGCCCTTAAGGATTGGCTTGCTGCTTTCCCTGAAGGTTCCATTGTGTGCTTTGACCATGACGAGGCTACAAAGGAAACCGCGATCTATCCCCGTGGAGAAGATCTCAAAAAGAACTATTTTCAAGCGTTGGACCCTAAAAGTTATCCTTGGTGGGATAAAAACTTTCTGGCCGCGACTAAGACAATAACAATGTCTGCGTCAAAGCTTAAAGACGCTGTGACCTTTGCAAAGTCTTTCGTATCAGATGATGATGCGAAGCCAGAACTGACTGTGTGTGAGGTTATAGGCAAAACCCTTATGGCTACCACAAATCAAATTCTTTGCATGATCACCATGCCTGAGTTTGAGGGGTCTAAGTTTAGGCTTCACAACAAAGACATCTCAGCAGTAGTTTCGTTCTGCGGTCTTTGCAAAGAGGGCTCAGTTACGTTGTATGAGCATGACAGGGCCTTCTTCTTGGCCCGTGAAGATGGCGCTCTTATGATGCTGGCACGCTTCAATATATCCTATCCTCAGCTGTATCGCCCCAAAGACGTGGATGACTACACCTGGAAGCTTTCAGCACAAGACCTCAAGAGAGCAGTGAAGGCTGTGACCAATGTGTCTGTCGATGAAGCTGATGCTATCAGGCTTACCAAAGAGTCAAACGGGCCTCTGTTGGTATCCTTTACTACCAGAACCAAAAAGCAAGCTACCTATGATGTGACTTGTTTTGAGGAAACTGCAACTGATGGGGCAGAGCCCGTCCCTGAAATCAGCATTTCTAGAAGCAACCTAAAGAGGCTGCTCGGCGTTCTTGAAGGGGACACGGTAATCCTGGGTATTAACATCAAGGGCCGTAGAGGCTATTTTAGAGTAGTTGAAACACGTGATGATGTGGAATACTTGATCATGTTGGCTTGGAAGGCAGTTGACTAATGTCGCTTACACAGCAAATTACAGATCTTAGGTCAAAAGCTGATCGTATCTTGGGTCTCAGAGATGGGATCCAAGATCGGTTGGATGGCACTAAAAAAGAACTGCAGTCCTTGTCTTTAGAAGAAACACTATTAGTACAAGTGCAGGCGCTTTTGCAGAAACTAATAGATCAAGAGGTTACAGTAGGGGTGCAAGCTGTAGAGCAACTCCAGACTGAGGGTCTGAAAGCTGTTTTTGGGGATCAGGACCTAAGTGTGAGATCTGTTGTGGATGTACAGCGTGGTAAAGTATCTGTTGAGCTAATGACAGTACAGAAGTACCCTGATGGTCAAGAGGTTGATGGTGTGAGTGGTGAAGCTTTTGGCGGGGCTGTTACAACAGTTCAGTCTGTGCTACTGCGGATAATTATAATGTTGCGGCGTGGCCTACGTCCTTTGATGGTGCTCGACGAAACACTGCCCGCTTTTGATCACAACTATGTAACAAACATGGGTACGTTCCTTTCAGTGTTATGTGCCCGTTTGGGTATTGACATTTTGCTGGTAACCCATAATCAAGCCTTGATGGAGGCGGCAGATCATGCTTATAGATTGGTTAAGAAAAATAATCTTGTTCGTGTTGAAACTATTCGATAGAGGGAACACCATGACTATTGGTACCAGAACAGTACGCCAAGTTAAAGGGCAGTTGAAGCAGGTGATGTTTAGGCATCTTCAGCAATTGATCAGGGATAATTTTAGGCGGCTGCCTGAAACTTGTAAGCATAACAAGATGATCTCCAAACTGAATAGTACAAGAATATGTGGCTGTCCCAATACGGAAACTCTTGCGGGTTATGTCTGTGATTCAAATGTTCCCGATTTACAGAATGCTAAGACATGCCCCTTTTGGGAACCCTTTCAAGAAGTGTTAGTTATTAAGTCTAACTTTAGAACTCTAATGACCTCGGGGAACAGGGGTCTTATTGCTGCAAGCTATCCAGACATCGCTGCTTTGATGTGGGTGCTAGATGGTGTGGACTTTACAGAAGAAGTAGCACAAGTAGAACAAGAAGCTGAAAACAATGAGTAATCTTTTGACTGTCCAGCGGTACAAGATGGATCCTTCAAAGAAGGGTGTGCAGCCACTGTATATGGAGTTTCAGGTATCATCTGAGTCAGCTCCCTACCTAGTGACTAATTCAAGGTCTTTGTGTTGGGTTGAACAGATCCATGCAGGAGGCTTAATTAAGGCTGCAGTCCAAAAGCTCCCGCCTATAGGCGATCTCTACAGAAAGATTCTGCAACAGGTGGTCACTAGAAGTGATGCTCAGGAGTGGGGCAGCCACCAGGCATATACGGAAGCAGGTTTGAGTAATGCCCTCTCGTATGTAGAGAGCTTTGATTTCAAAGGCTTAGAGGTATTAGTCTCTACTGGAGTGGTGCTTAGAGATTGGTTTGGAACCCCTGGATCTAAGTATCTTAAAAAGTTTTGCTCATGGCTGCCAGCAGGCTGTGCGGTAGTTTTACCCCGGGACCGGGGGTTTGTAGGGCACCTGGGCTACTTGAATTCTAATTTGGGAGTAGTAGTAGTTCACAATGCCAGTAGAGGCATTGCTGTAATTGGTGACCCCTTTGGGTCGGTTTTGAAAAAGGGACCTAAATGACAGATTGGCTACCCACATTTATTGCACAGTGCAGTCTAACCCCTACGGTAGAAGATTACTTCATGGGCCGTGGTGGTAAGGAGAGTACTTTGGAATCAGAAGGGGTAACTACTGGGGCGTCTGTAAAACAAGAAGTTCCCAATGAGACTTTTCGTTTTCAATATGGTAAGTATGGTGAAAAGCTTAAAGGAATGCTGGTTTGTCCTGCTTGGTCGCCATCCGGTCAGATGATTGGTTTTGAGGCACGGTCAACAACTAAAAAGTTTATTCGTGACTTTAGGCTGCCTGAAGCAAAGTGGCAGCCTTTTTGGTTAGGTCTTCGGGCCGGTATGCCTAAGATATGGGCTGGTGGCGACGTGTGGGTTGTAGAGGGCCTTTTTGATAAGGCAGCCTTAGAGTGGGCCGTACCAGAAAAAGACGCTGTACTGGCCTCTGTGCGGGCAGCTCTGTCTAAAGCACATATAGATTTCTTGCAGCGTTTTTGTAAAGGCTGTGTACACATGGTGTATGATCAGGATCCCACAGGTAGAAAAGCTACTGTGGGGTGGGTTGATGAAACGGGTAGACGCCGGATGGGTGCTTTAGATCTATTGCGAAAAGCTGGTGTTGAATGTAGAGATGTTCCGTATTCAAGTGCAAAGGACCCTGGGGAATTTTGGAACCGGGGTGGGGCAGTGGCTGTGCAAACAGCTTTTAAAGGAGCCCTTAGATAACAACTTTTAGGAGGATACTATGTCTGAAATGTGGATTGCTGAAAAAGATGTTTACGACATGATGAGGAATCTTGTCGCTAACCACCACCCACACCTTGCTTTGTGCGATGATGAGATTGCAATCTTGCACAAGGAGAAGTCGTCTGCAGTAGGAACTGTGGAATTGATTGGGAAGACTTCAAAAGCCCCGCCCATTCTATCTGTGTTGGGTGACACTAAGTGGAAGTTTCTCATTGTCCTGGCTGCTGATGCTTGGCAGAAGCTTACGGATAAGGAACGAAGAGCTTTGTTGGATCATCACCTGTGTGCATGTAGGGTTGAGGAAAACTCTGAGACGGGGGCTATCAAGATCTTTGTAGCACCACCTGATGTGTCTTTCTACAAGGGTGAAGTAGAGCGCAATGGTTTCTGGCGGAAGGGTAATACGGATGCGGATCCGAATCTTATCAAAGAGCTGTTTGGTGAAGAGTCTAACAACACTTAGTAGGTAAGGAAACCAGCACCCATGAGCTTTGACACTAAATACAGACCTGTTACATTTGATGATGTTTTAGGACAGGAATCTACTGTCAAGATACTTCGTCAGTACATAGCTTCAGGCAAGGGACGGCATCAGTCCTATCTTTTAGTGGGTCAATGGGGTGGTGGGAAGACTACACTAGGCCGTATTTTAGCAAGGACGCTTCTCTGCGAAGCCCCTACTGAAACTGGAGACCCCTGTGATCAATGCCCATCCTGTTTAGGTATGATAAACGGCGGAACCTCTTTGGATTTTACAGAGTTTGACGCAGCTACTAATTCAGGTAAAGCGGACATCCAAAAGATCACAGAGGAAATCCAGTATGATTCTTTCTCGGGGCGTAAGCGTATCTATATTATAGATGAAAGCCACAGACTCTCAAACGAGGCTCTTGATGCTCTTCTGAAACCCTTGGAGGAAAGCATCCCAGGATCAGAAGACAAGGGTCTCGTTTGTATTTTCTGTACTACGGAACCTGAGAAGATGCGGGCTACTATCTTTAGCCGTTGTGCACCTGCCTTTTTGATACAGCCTGTAGAACCTGAAAAGATAGCGGGCCTTATGGCTAAGATATGTGATCAGGAAAAGATTGTATACGATCTTCCTGTTTTAGTATCTTTGGCTGAAATTACAGAATGCCATATAAGAGATGCTCTTAAAGCTCTTGAGGGTATTTCCATGCTGGGGGCTGTTAGCAAAGAAAACTTAATAGCGTATATGCACCTGGACGCAAACGATCTTTATTTAGATGTACTGGATGCTCTTGGGGGCGGTTCCGGGGATGCTTATGCGTTAGTTAAACAGATACTACAGAAGACATCCCCCGCACTATGCTATGAACGCCTTGCGGAACTTTCATTGCTTTGTTACAGAGTAATGCTGGGTGGCACAGCCATACCTGTCTATTTGGATTCTTCTAGAGTACAATCTGTAGGGCTGGTTTGTGGAAGCCGCCTTTTAGATTTCGCTGCTCAGTTTGCTAGCAGGCCAGTCAAACCTACGGTGTCTATGCTGCTTTGTGACATAGAAGTAACACAAAAGGGGCACCCACCATTAGGATCTAGGGTCTTTGTTCAACCTGTCATAGCGGCTGCTGTAGAGACACCAATAAAACAAAATACAGCAGTTGAAGTACTACCTGCAAAGATTTCTTTGCCAATACCACAAGTTGTGGGTAAAATACCTAATAAGGTGCCTTATACGGGAGAGCCTTCACTTAGTAGGGGTTCTGTAAATGATGGTGCTGGGCAAACACAAGTTGTACAAGGCCACTTAGAAAAAGGACCGATGACAAAAGATGAGTTTGGCACACTTCTAAAATGGGCTCTAGAAGAGGAGCAAAGTAAAAATTGTGGACATACGTGATTCTCAAACTTGGGTTGCATTGGAACTATCTAAGGTAGGTGAAGAGAAGATTCAAGAAGGACTGTTAGAAAGTACTCTAAGAAAGGATCTGTGTGTTTCAGAGGATTTTCCAATATTCATTCCAGTAGCTTCTTATTTTAAAGGTACCAAACGAGTTGTAGTAGTTCTAATGGAGGGCTACGCTTTTGTAGGTACTGGGCTCTCTGACACTTGCTACTTCCAATTAGAAAGACAGTCTTATGTTGAACGTGTATTAACAGCTGAAGTATCTGGGAGGAATAGAGTTTTAACTACTATCCCTAACAAAACCATCCTAGAGTTACAAACAAGACTGCGTAAGATTACAACACAAGACATGCCTGTTGGATCAGAAGTGAAAGTCACAGACGGGCCTTATAAAAATTTAAGCGGTACTGTATTAGGGTTGTCCCGCGAGGAAGCCTTTGTGGAGATCCACTTGCGTTCAATTGAGTTGATAGCTACTATCTCAAGGATGCTTTTAACAGCAGTGGATCCACAATAAGAGGATATAGTTGTACTTCGTGAGCTACACCACATTATGTGGAGGTGGCCATGTCATGGTCGGGTTGTTATGTATTAGATCCAGTAGAATTAGAAGCACGCTTTGGCGACAGCCTGAGTCTTTCTTATTTAGACAATATTTTTGTAGAGCCCTCTGAGGAAGATGAAGCTCAAATAGAGCAGATCAAAGAAGTCCTTGAGGCCCTGCCCCCTAGAGAAGCTGATTTTGTAGACCTCTATTATTTCAAAAATCTAAAACAGACAGACATAGCCTACATTTTTGGGGTTTCACAGCCTACTGTGTGTTATCGTTTGGCTCGGGCAGCAGACCGTATTCGTTTTTTATTAAACCTTCCCAAAGTAAAAAAAATACAAATGACAGATGATTTACGCGGGTTCTTTGTAGATCCTCTTGATGTACAAATTATGGTTTTCATGTGGGAGACTACCTGCCAGTCTGAAGTCGCTAAGCGCTTGAATGTGACACAGGGGCTAGTGCGGCACCGCTTTCTTAGGTCACTGGCTGCTTTAAGGGCGTCTTCTAAGTATGCACGTTATGTAGTCCTATTTGATTATATTGCCGCGAACCTAAATATCCTTAGAGAAGTACAAAGACCTTTGTCTGGAGAGATCTCAGTTTGGTGTGTTCATTGACGTTTTCGTTTTTTCGTTTATCAAAAAGCAAGATTAGGGTTACTAGTTGGAGGGGCCAGTGGATACAGGTGTAAAAAAACAGGGTGGTAAACAAGTAGTGATGGTCAGAGCAATCGCACAACGATGGCTTAGCAAAGCTGCAACGCCCGAATATAGGCTCCGTGTGCTTTTTGGAGTTTCACAATATCAGAACCTTGCTAACCTGCTCAGGGCTTTTAGAGATGGGAAGGTCGTGATTGCAGGTGTGGCAGCAATTCCTGACATGGGTGTTAAAGAAGATTTTGATGGTTTGGAACTTTGGTCCTCGGATACTGTGGCTTTAGAGAAACTGAATCAGTGGTTGACTGCTAAGGGTATGGAAACACGTGAGGTGAATTAATGGCACAAAGCCCTTTCAAAGTAGACCAGATTAAGATTGAGCCAGGAAGTTCTGGTACAAGACTGATTGATAAAGCAACAGACGGGTCATTACAGTTTACGGACAGTTTAATAACCGGTGCTATTACACTATCGCAGTTGGCAGGTTTTAAGACTATTCAGAATATGTTAATAGTTGGCAAAGCCGGTGCAGGTGTCGCATATACTACTATCCAGTCTGCTTTAGATGTGATTCCGGCATCCAGTTCTTCTCTGAATCCTTATTTTGTATTTGTATGCCCCGGCGTCTATACTGAAACCTTGAATATCGCACGCGACGGGGTTTACATCATAGGGTTGGGTGCAACTGTACAGGCTGTTGAAACAACCCCTGATGGTCCTGCTGCTTATCATACAGTAGTCATCCAAGCAGCTCTTGGCACTGTGCCAAAGTTAGTAGTGCTTCAGAACCTACCTATTAAGAACATCCACACAAACTATGCGTGTGTTCGTGTCTTGGGTGCTGCCAGCTCCGAAGTGGGGCTTACAGGCATCTTATTAGATAACTGCGATCTGTATCCTATTGCTACAGGAGGCAACAGAGCTTTGTGGGCTACTGCTGTAAATAGAGTGGTGCTGCAGGGTGGTTCTCACTTTGATAGCGGCGGGTTTGCTACTAATCTTGTGCAAGAATGTAGTGATGTGTGTTTTAAGGGTGTAGGTAGTCTTCCTGCTATGAGCTTTAGATGGGATATTACAGAAAGCCTGCCTAGTGCTTCTCATGTCGGCTATGCCATTCAGGGTGGTTACGGTTTAGGAAGCCTGTCTTCTTTAACACCTAAAATTTCTTTTGTTTCTTCTGTGGCACCAAATCAGGGTGTTTTGTATTTAGACTCTCTTGTAGCTACACCGGCCCCCACACTATCTATAACAGATGGCATTGCTAAGGCAACAGGATGTCAGTTTGGCACGATAGCTTTGGATGGGGCGGATTTATATTTGGCTGGTTGTACTCACGGAGCTTTTACAGCTTCCGGTGGTGCCCGAGTTCAGGAATCAATTGTGACTGGAACGGCTTCTTTTGCTGGTGACACTACCAAAGCAGTAACTTTTGCAGAAACAGCGATGTCTGCTACTTACACTGTAACTCTAGAATTGAGTGCAGCCCCTGCTAATAACGAGGTGCCTTGGGTGACGGGTAAAACTGTGACTGGCTTTACAGTTAATTTTGCGACTGCTCAGACACTAACTGTGTCTTGGTCTGCACAATACAGGTAAGGGGTGACGAATGAGTGACTTTTGGGATGAAATGAATGAGGCTTACTCAAAAACTTCTGTGCTTGATGATTTTTTAAATTCAAGACAGTGCGGCGAGTCAAGGCATTGTTCTGTGTTAGCTTTGACGGATAGGATGCGTGCTGCACATGCACTACCGCTTCCTGTGGATGCAGGTGCTAGAGTTCGCTTTGTTGCAAACTTAGGTTCTGTGTTGACGTATGATAGTATTCCAAACCCAAAAGTTGAAGGCACTGTAGTCACAGTTAAAACAGCTGGTGGCCATGCTACTTCTATGGATGATCGTGTTTTTGTATTGTGGGATGACGGACAGTTCCGGCCTATCTTAGCGGAACACTTGAGGCGTTCAGGTATTACAAGTAAGAAAAGCCACTCTGTTCGTATCGTGGCTTCCAGCATGATGGATTTATCTGCTTTCTTTGGCCCTACGGCTTCTCAAGATGAACTAGTGCATAAAGCCACGAAGGACCTGTGGTCCTTTCACCAAGAGGGTGGCAATTTTATAGTGGAACGTCTGTTTGACGATACGGGCAACCCGTTGAAGGATTGAGGTGTTGTATGAAAAAGCAATCTGATCTAACTTTAGAGCAGGCATGGGGCCCAATGTTGCACACAGCAGCATTCTTAAAGCTTAAAACCGATTTGAAGTTGAAAACAGGTGATGTGATTCCCAGAGGTACTAAAGTACAGGTGAAGTTTCTGGGCATGCGTGAAACTCGGGTCTGTGATGTCTTTTTTGACTGGGTTGGCGATTCAGGGAGAGACTATAACAAAGTCCCTGCAAAGCTGGCTGTAAGTAGGCTTTCTGATTTCTTGACGGGTTTTAGACGCCCCTCAATGACAGCTCTTAGGCGTATGTCTGAAAATGGAATTGCAACAACGCCTACAGGTAAGAGGGTAGAGCCGGACGGGGTAGGCCCCGATGGATCCCCCAGTTGGCTTTTGGTGCTTGGTTATATCTAAGCCACTAGACAGGTTATGAATTGTGGTAAGTTGGAGGTCTTAATCTTGGATAAGCAGAAATTAGCTCAGCGATACTTGAAAACAGCAGGAGAAGTTCGCTTCATTAAAGATCGTGGAGGTGATACACATGAATGGGGGTGGGGTACACCGGGCCCCTCAATTCGTGAGAATACAGAGGGCTTTGAGTTCAACCCTAAGCTGTTGAAACCTTTGGCCTTAACACTGAGGGCAACCATGTCTGCAATGGGCCACTCCCTATCTGCATACAATTTGTTTACCAAAATTAAATCTGCTACGGTTTCTCCTGATGGCAGCCTTGGTGGTAAGGGCTATATTGAAAAGATTAAGGATATGAGGCGGCAATACATGAATTGCGTTGAAGCACTTTCTGCTTTGTCGGATACATTGTATGATGAGATACACGCACCTCACTGGAACCCTGCTGTTGCAGAACAAGACCCCCGAGAAAGGGAGCAGGTAAAAGAAATCATGCAGGATGTGGAAGAAATTAAAGAGTCCCCTGAAGAGTGGGCCAAAGAAGAAGAATCTGAAATGGATGAGGAAAAATCAAACACACCCCGTAAGACGGCAGCTTTAGCAAAACGATATCTCCAATGGAGCGTGTAATGAAAACATCTGATGACTGGACTGCAAACATACAAATGCCAGGACTGCCTGCAGACGAACTAACTATGTCTACTGGTGATACTCTGGGTCTTGATGCTTTTACTTTTGAAGATCCGCCTAAGTCTGGGTTTGACAGTGCAAGGCTGCCTGAAGTTAGCGGTCTTTCCGAACTGCCTGACGGCTTGATGGGGCAGCCCCTTGAGCCGCTAATTGCACAAGAACTTACGGACACAGATGACGGGGCTTACTTTGGTGAAGATGTTGTAGGTGAAAAAACTGCTGCTTTAGTCGATTTGGACTGGTTGGACCCAACTCAGAAACAGGATCCCGAGAGGCTACCTGATAATGAAACAAGTTTGAATTCCAAAGATCAGTTGGAAGAAGTTTGGGGTACAGATCATAGGACGGACGGGCTTTTTTTAGTACCTAATAGAGACAGGGAAACTGCTCAGTATTTGGAGTCTCTCAAAGAGGATCACAAATCAGGACTGCCCGGAGACAAATCAGCTTCTTTAGAAGACTTACAGGATGCTATAAAGCAAGCTTCACGAAGGGTGCATTTTGGAAAGACCCTACATACTATTCAAGAGCAACTAGTGGCTCGTTTAGGCCATGAAGCAAAACGTACAAGATCTGCTATGTCTTTTTTGAAGGATGATATTGGCTTAGCCGGGAAGGTTTTTATTCGAGCTTCTGTTTTTCCAGGTTTGAAAAATGGAACTTGGGTGAAAGAAGTTAAGCGTTCTTGCAGAACAGCACGTTATGTTATTACAAACGATGCTGCTGTAGCTACTAAATTAGGAATGCTAATGGTATCCGAAGTGCCCTGGAAAGAGGCCCTGAGGCATTACAAGCCGTTATTGACTGCAGCAGGATACAAAGTAGCTTCTGCTGAAAACCCCAAAGAAACCCTACGCAGGGCTTTCCTAGCGGGTCCTCGGATTCAAAAGGTAGAATCCTATAAGCCTGTGATTTCTGCTGAAGCTGAAATGCTCCGTCAACTAGATGCTCCTGCTATTACAGAGGACTTTGAGACCTCCGAACAACAAGCACGTAAGGCTCGGCGTAAGCAGGCTTTGGTACAGATTGCACGCTGGGTAAAAGCAGGGAGCCTTACCCATGCGGATGCTATCCGTTTAGGACAGGCAAAAGCAGATTCACATGTACTACTGGCTACTGCAGGTCGTTTAATGATGGCTAGTCAGCAGGCATCTGTATATTCCGGTGTTGGTACAGACTTTAAGACGCACACCACACAGGTATGGGCGTCTTTGGAAGATCAGGAAGCACAGTTTGAGAAGGAAAAAACAAAAAAGGTTTTGGCCCATGCTGTGAAAAAAGGACAGATAACTATTGGGGAAGCTCAGTATATCGCAAGTCTGAAAAAGTCTACCTTGGAGACTGAGGCTCTTATTTCTAAAACAGCAAAACTTGCGGCACTAAGGCGTCAAGTCGCAAAAACTAAAGTTGCCAAGTCTGTTTATGAAGGGGCCGGTACAGAAATGAAGGAGGTTCTCCGAACAGGGGCTCCTAAAAGACCCACCATGTCTGTAGAGCAGACTGCTCTTCTTAAAGTGGCTTCTGAGTCTAGAATACAAGCACAGGAATTTACCTCCCTGTTGCGTTGGGCAAAACAGCGTTTGAATACAGGTGTAGTAGGAGAAAAGCTAGACCTAGAATTGAAGAAACGTTTTGCAAGCCCCCTACTTAAAGCAGCCTCTAGTTTGTTACAGGATCTCAGGAACAAGCACGAAGGATTAGCAGGGCATCTTTATGTAGACGCTTCTGCTTATAATACTGTTGGTGTTACAGGATGCAAGCAGGCAGGTTCTAAGTACAGGACCAGTAGTGTCAAATATGTTTTGGCCATGCCTAAGTGTGCTAGCTGCACATTGCACAATGCAGATGATATGTGTCAGTGTTATAATAAAAAACTGGTGGCGAAGCCTCCAGTTGCGGATCCAAGAAAATATCAAGCATCCGTTCTCAAGAAAGCATGCACTGTTGCGGCACCCTTAAAGAATGTGTTTCAACCAGAAGAGTTTGGTTTGCAAAACGATGCTCTAAATGGTGTTTCTTTTGACCCGGGTAAAAATGTAGATTTGATAGAGGACTTTGATTTTGGTGACGGAATAGAACTGTGAGGTGCAGAATGGGGATTAAAAGATATATCTGTCCTGGGTCATTTAAGATGCTTATAGGCAGTAAGCCGTTTTGTACTGATCCTACTTGGCGGGGCTTTACAGAACCTGCCACACGCAGAACAGTTACATGTGGGCCGGTGATTGGCAGCGATGGAGCGGGTATTATTAGTAACCCTACAAGCGTACCAGGTGTACCACAGGGAGTTACAGGATCTTTCACAGTAGCAGACAACGACTTCTCAACGGGTTGGGTTGTGTTGATTCTGGGTGACTATAGACTGATATCTTATGTGGATTTTCAGATTGGTGGTAATGTAGGGGCAACGGCACTTTTAATTGCCAATGCAATTAGTACGTTTGCTGGTTTTTCGGCTACTGCTTTGGGCCCAGTAGTTACGGTAGTTTATGGGGACCCCTTATCTAAGGTGGAGTTCCGAGCATTACATCGGGGCACAAAGACAAACTTCACTACTTTTAGCCCAGACAATGGGTTTTTAGGTGGTGGCTCTCCTGTTCTTGGTGCACCCGCTCTTACATGAGGGTGTCACTATGTCCAATTATAAATTCTCTACAGATCTGAGTACTAAGGAACTAAAAGAGCTAATACCTCACAATGCTGTAACTGTTCTTGTAGAAACCTTCCAAGGCAAACAGAGATATAAAGCTGTTGACAGCCTTGAACCCACAGATAAGATTCAGGTAAACAATCAGGGTATCCCGATCACAATGAAGAAAAAGCCGGGCCGCCCGCAAGCACCTGATATGGTGGCTATCAATCCTGTTGTAGCAGAGTTGTTGAAGCGAAAAGGCCACACACTCCAAGAAGATCCCATTTTACAAGCTGTTAGGAAGGATTCTGAAAACCCCGATGTTTTACATCAAGTAGTTTTAGCTTTGGTGAATGAGGCTTCCAGTTTGAGTTGGGAGAGGCAAGAGGCAGAACGTGAGGGGCGTGAGACCAGTAACATTTCTATCCGTAGGGTAAACACTCTAAAAGCATTAGCTGACACTTGGATGAAACGTAGGGACCAGGTCACTACTAAAGGTGCTGACTTAGGGTCGCCTTCTTACAGGGCATTGCTTAAATTTCTTTTAGAGACCTTCCAAGAGGCACTCCATGATGCCGGTGTACGGGACGAAATGACGGAAACTGTTTTCGCACGTATGGCAAAAGCTATGGATAATGACTGGGAATCAGAAGCAAGAAACCGAATGAAGAACGTGTAGGATGGTATAGATGGGATCTACTATTAACAGCAGTTTAGCAGACATTATTATTGGAGTAGGGCAAGCTGCGAAAAAACAAAATGCTGGTGCTAAAGTTGTTGACATCATAGAGTTTACAGAAGCTGTTTGGGGGCTGAACCCGGATAATAACTTTTTCCTCTTTCCCGTACAAAGAGTGATTCTTAAAGCCCACTATGGGTTAGAACTAGACGCTAAAAAAACATTTGAGATCTCTGATTGGAAAAAAGAGAATTTCCGCACGTTTACAGAGAAAAGCTATCTTTCATATCTGTATGAAGAAGGCCGCAGTAACATTAAAGAGGTTGACCACCCCCGAAATGATATGGTCTTGAGTATTGGCAGACGATCTGGGAAAACCATGATGGCTGCGACTATCAGCTCCTATGAGACATACAAGCTACTTATGAAAGGTGATCCACAAGCTTACTATGGTCTTCCGGCAGCCAACAACATCCAGATTATTTCAGTTGCTACGGACAAGGATCAGGCTGGCTTGTTGTACCAAGAGGTTTCAGGCCACTTTTCTAACTGTGCGATTTTTGCACCCTATATGGCTAACAACACTCTCAGCTATGCCAGATTTCAAACACCCAAGGATATTGAGCGTTATGGCTCTTATGCTAAAAACCCAAGTGCGAAAGCCACCATTAAAATCACATTCAGATCTTGTATTGCTAAAGGCCTTCGTGGTGCTGGTAACCTTATTGTTATCCTCGACGAAATGGCTCACTTTACAGATAAAGGACAGTCATCTGCTGAGACTGTACACCAGGCTGTAACACCTTCTACGGCTACTTTTTCTCCCAAGGATCGAAATGACACTAGGATCCCAACAGGGCCAAGTGATGGCCGCGTTATTGCAATATCATCACCACTAGGCCGTCAGGGTATGTTCTATAAGCTGTTTCAGATAGGAATGCAGAAGTCTAAAGCATCTGATACAATGCTGTGCATCCAAGCCCCCACTTGGGAAGTCAACCCCACTGTTCCTGCCAGCGAGTTTATGAAGTCCTACTTAAAGGATCCTACTCAATTCTTTACAGAATTTGGTGCTGAGTTTACAGACCGAACCAAGGGCTTTATTGATAATGCTTCAGATCTTATGGAGTGTGTAGACCCACAGGCAAGACCCCTTGCACAGGCACCCCCCAGAAGAGCACACTTTGTAGGTGTTGATGTAGGCTTGAAAGGGGACGGGACAGCAGTTGCTATTGGGCATTTAGACCCCAATGAAAGAATAGTGCTTGATTACTTGGAGCAGCGAAAAGCGGGGGAAGGCCGCTATATAGACAAAGAGAGGCTTGAGCTTGATGACATAGCAGACTGGATTCTGGAGTTATCTAAAAAGTTTTCTATCGTAGAAGGGCTTTTTGATCACTGGGCTGGAATACCTTTTGAGCAGGCTTTGGCTAAAAGGGGCTTAAAGCAACTTAAAACAGAACAGATGACAAGAGTTCTGAAGTCAGACATCTGGCGAAATTTCAAGGACATGATGTATGATCATAGGCTTGTTCTTTACAACTGGCCTAAACCAGACAATGGAGACGAATACTGTGAGTATATTAAAGAGCTGTTGGAACTACAGGTAGAGTATTTTTCTAAATACCTTATAGATGTTGCAGCACCTAATATAGAAGGCAAGCATGATGATCGTCCAGATGCTCTTGTAAGAATGGTTTGGCTAGCAAGTCTAGCAGTTACCGGGGCTAAGCACATTGCTAGAAGTGGGCTTGGTAAACAAGGCCCACTTGCACCTGCAGCACAGCAACGTGTGTCAAGCTTTCAGAAACATCGTAACACAGGCCCAAGTCCAAGTAGATGTCCTACTAGGGCCCAAGCTAGTAGTAGATTCCAAGGCAGGAGAAGATGAACGCAGAAGTACCTATCAGAGCAGACTACCGCATTATTCAACAGATACTTTCTTCCAGTCTGTCTGGTAAGGTAGAGCATGACCCCAAGGAGTATCAAAAAATTGTTGGTGCTTTTAAGGTTGCAGGTGGGTCTTGGGAAAAGGTTTTCAAAGGGAGTGTTGATGACATAGTGTTGCTGAAGGACCTTATTAAGAAAGCTTTTGATGCAGGTGACTTGACAAAGAAACATGATTGGGAGGATTTGTGAGAAATAGATCGGCAAATAGAGAGTTGCTGCAATCCGTACAAGAGGCAGACAACCTGCTTCAGCGGATTAGACTTCAGATCCCAAATGCTTGCCGTCCACAGGTTCGTAAAATGCTCAGTCAGTTAAGGAATCTTCCGGGCTTGGTAGAGACAGAACTTAAAAGGGAAGCCCGTGACCAAGAAAGAGAAGTGCAGCGTAAGGTGGATCATCAGAGAAGGATAGATGCACGTCAAAAGCGGAGAGAGTCTACCTGGGTATCCCCAGTGGAGGAGTTGTTAGATGGCGAAGAAGAATAAACCAGAAGATACTACCCCAGTCAAAGTAATCGCACCAACTAAAGGTGTTGTTGTGGGCAAGCCGGGGAAGGTTATCACATCAGCTATGCGATCTAAAACAGCCTTTGGTATGACCACGGGCGGTACAGCTCAGGGTGCTGGTGGTAACTTTTACAGTCCTGAATTGTCAACGGACTTTTTAGAACTACCACAAAGTAGGGAAGAGCAGTTAGAGTTTTATCGCTTCTTTGCTAAGTATCATCCTTATGTAAGTCAAGCCCTCAGTTTGATGACTGAACTACCTTTGAGTAAAGTCAGGCTGCGTATGCCGGAAGCTAAAAACCGGGGTCTAGCTGAAAAAGCCATGCGTTATTGTGAAAACTGGTCCCGTAAAATGCAATTGCTTCAAAGGCTGATGGAAATCACCAGGGAGTATTTCCTAGCCGGAGAGGCTGCTATATTTGCAGAAGACACAAATCCCGAGATGCCGGACACGGTAAGGGCACAGCAGATACGAGAAATTAAAGAAGACGGGACGCTTATTGAGAGTTGGGAAGAATATCCGGATGCAGATGCCAAAGCAGTTGCTTGGTTAAAGAAGAACTATAAGGGGTGGACAGCAATTCGCACACTGCCCCCGGAACAGATTAAAATAGAGTCTTTCCCCTTTACGGATGAGAAGCTGGTAAACCTTGTTCCTGATTCTAAGTCCAAGGCTATTGTGGCAAAAGCCTTGTCAGGTGACCCCGAGGCTGAACGTATTGCTAACTCAATGCCACAAGAGATTTTAGATGCTATTCAAGATGGGCGGGATATCAATCTAAACACCGATCCAGATGCGGGTTCCTTCGTGTATATCTTGGCCCGTAACAAAACACAGTATGAACCTAATGGGCACTCTATCCTAGAGTCCTGCATGAGAGCCCTGGTATTTGAGGACAAAATTCGTCAAGCTTTGAGTAGCATCGCTTCAAGGCATATGACCCCTTACCGGCTAGTTTATGCCGCAGATATGAATGACGAACAAACAGAGGCGCTCAGGGATCAGGTAGACCTTGCTATGCAAGATCCTGATTATTCTCTTGTTACAAACTTTGAAGTTACTTGGCAGGAGATGGGGGCAGACCAAAGGCTTCCTGATTGGTCCTGGGCACTTGAAATGACACATCAGCACTTATATGCCGGTTTGGGTATGACAGAAGGTTTACTTACAGGTGAATCTAGTTATAGTGGTGACAAGATTAGTCTGGAGGTTATCAACACACGCTTCATGCAGCTCCGTGAGTTGCTACAAGACCTTGTAGAGGATTACTTCTTTGCTCCTATGTGTCGGCGTATGGGTTTTGTAGAAGAGGATGAGGATGGCAACATGGTAGTTCTAACACCTAAGCTATCATTCACAAGGCTAGCTATGCGGGATCAGGCTGAGACTTTTGATGCTCTGTTCAATCTATATCAGAAGGGTTCAATCAGTATTGACATCATTTTGGACCTCTTTAACATAGACCCTGTTACCACAGAAGAAAAACTGCGTAGGGATATGTTTGGACCTAATGACGCTCTGTTTAATGAGACACTCCGTGGTGTGTATTCCGGTGCTTCTGATAAAATCATAGAAGGCACGGATGCGGTTGAGAAAATAGCAGAAGGTATGGGACTTAAGTATACAGCACCTAAAGAAGATGATCGTTTCTAAGCCTATTGAATAAGGTTATTCAGGAGGGCTTCATCTATGAGTATTTCTATTCGAATAGCACAGCAATGGTTGAAACTTAATGCAGAACAAGTGCATTCTGGTTTAGGCTTGTTTATTCCTTTGCCTAAAGACCTTGCTAAACAGTTCCCTTCTTTAGGATCTGAAGACACTTCTCCAAGTCATGTAACTTTTCTTTATGTTGGGGATATGGTCTCTGAAAAGGAACAGAAGTTCCTTGCTATAACAAGAGAAGTGTTTCAACAATTCCAAGGGCCGGTGGAAGCGAGCTTGGACTATTTGGATTATTTCCCACAGCCATCTGAAAATAAAAAGGTTGCTTTGATGCGTGTGCGTTTTGGCAAAGACTTGGCTGCTTTAAGGTGGCAGTTGAGAGAAGCACTGTTAGACGCGGGCATAGATGTAAAAGACAGCTTCCCTTTAGTCTACCAGCCACACGTCACACTTGCATATATGGACGGCTTAGACTCTAAATATACGGGGGGGGTTCCTGAAGGCAACTGGTTTATTACAGGGGCGGAAATATGGGGTGATGGCAAAGAGCCCGTCCCTATTCCTTTTGGTTCAACAGCACAGAAGTTGGGTCAACGTTGGCTGCGGGAGAATGATTAGTGAGACACCAGACCTCAGTTGCTTTGATGAAGTTCCTTTCTGCTGTGGCCCGGAAGTTGGGCGTAGCTGAGCATATTTACGTGGTAGGTGGTGCTGTTCGTAACTTTGTGATGGACCCTACGGGGTCAAAGTACCCCATAAAAGATATTGATGTTGTTATAGATTCAGTTGCATTAAAGGGGAGGGACTCTGCTTGGTTTGCGAAACAGCTTGTTAGTGCTATCCCAGCAGCTACAAGCTTAGTGACTAATAATTATGGTGTGGCTATAATTACAATAAATGGTGATTGGATACTCGGTGGTAGTTCTTTAAAGGGAGAGGTTGTTGAGATCGCTAATGCCAGAAAAGAGTCATACGGTGAAGCTGGTGGTAAAGGCTATAAACCCCACATGGTAGAGCCTGCTGCAATAGAACAGGATGTTATGCGGAGAGAGTTTTCCTTTAATACTTTATTGTGGAGATTGTTGGATTTGGCACATGGGCCTGATAAAGCAGAAATTATTGATTTAACAGGGTGTGGGCTGCGAGACTTAAAGAATAAGGAGATGCTTTGTCCAAGAGATCCTGATATTGTATTCAAAGATGATCCCAGTCGTATGATTAGAGTCGTGAAGTTTTTATTGAAGTATGGTTTTAAGATACCCCCGGATGTTAAGGCTTCCATTAAGCGGAACAGCCCCAAGTTGAAAAACATCCCATCTAGCCATTTATCAAATATGTTGATCAACACGTTTTTTGAACCAGGCGTCGGAAAACAGGCTTTACTTGAAATGAAGCGGTTGGGTTTGTTAGACACTATAACAGAGATAGCAAGGACTGACAAAGCATTCCAAGCAGCTTTGGCACACTGGGCGAATAAGAATGCCTCTATACAGTTTGTTTTTGATTTAATGGATTTGGGCATGCCTTCGGGGAAACGAATCTCATTCCTTGATACGGGGCAACAGAAAAGATTGCGTGAATTGACAGTCCAGATGTCAGCAGATGAGTCTGATGCTTATGTAAGGGTGCTTGAACAGCCCGGTAAAGTTTTAGACATGCCAGCTTTGATAGCAGAGTTTGGGCTGACAGGTGTTCAAATAAGGACTTTGTTACAGACAGCTAGAGAAGTACTACTAGAGAAACCTAACTTAATAAAGAAAACCCACCAACTAGAGGATGCGGTAAGACTTATGATGAATTATTATGGTAAAAAAGCAAATCTCTCGGGCATTGTAGAAGTGCCCAAGAACACACACCCTGTAACTGTAGACCCACCTAAACCCCCCAACAGAAAAAAGTATCCTTTTGTAGGCTTTATTGACTTTCAAGGTTTAGAGATTGATGTTGAAAATAAGAAGGGGGATACTCGTAAAGGAGAGAACTCAGATGGTACAGAGTGGGCAACCTATATGCACAACCATTATGGAGAAATACGCGGGACGGAAGGAACAGATGGAGACAAGTTGGATGCGTATGTAGGCCCTAACCATGACAGCTCCCTTGTAGTGGTTGTTCATCAAAACGATCCAGAAACAGGAAAGTTTGATGAGGATAAAGTAATGCTTGGTTTTGATTCTACTGAGGAAGCTATTGGAGCATATAAGAAGCAGTATGACCAACCAGGGTTTTTCAAAGAGGACGAGTATTTGGAGATGCCGATAGGACAGTTTTGGCGTTGGGTACATGAGGAACGGAACAAAGGCAACCCTACTGTAGTAGTAGAGCCACAACCCAAAGGACGGAAACAGCCCAAAGAGTTTGGACTTTATAGATTGTGGCAGGCAGACCCCGGCAAGAGGCTTGCACCGGCACAGAAGGTAGCTGCTACAAAGCTATCAAACCGTTATTTAAGCTCTAATTTTTGATTAGGTAGGGGGCACACAATATAACAATGACTCCAGTACAGAAGATCACTTCCCGATACCTAGCAGCTAAAGACAAAATACCTGGTGGTTTAGCTCAAGGTAAAGACCCCTCAGATTTTGACTCTAAGGCTATAGCTCGGGGTGTCAAAGTAGAGATGGAGCACACTACGGATAAGGCCATTGCTACTGAGATTGCTATGGATCATCTGACAGAGGATACTGATTATTATGAGAAGCTTGAAAAGATGGAGAAGCAGGCTGCTGAGTTAGACTACCCTGAGTACAAACTACTTGGTGCTATGGCCAAGGGTACAAAAGTTGGTTGGATTGATGTGGGTTTACTAACTAGAACACTGGAATACCTGGATTGGGATGTTGAAGAAACTACTGCTCCAAAACCTCTTGATGATGTAAAAGATGAAAAGACCTTAGCTAATTGGGTGCTTAAATTTAAAGGGGATATAGGGGGTTATTCAGGAATAAAAGAGCCAGCATTCTTTCGGTTCAAAGAAAAAGAAGGGGCCGAGCAAGCCTTAAAGGATTTATCCTCTGTGGCAACCCGAGTACACACACCGCCTACACATCCTGTTTTAGGTAGCTACTTTGTAAAAGAGATAGGCCCCACATACTTGGATGAAACACGTTCCTTTCCTTCATGGATGTTCAAGACACAGATTTGGTGGCGGGGTGACTTTGCACTGTCTGTTTCAACAGGTGGTGGCCCAAAGACTTTATTTACCTTTAATACAGATAGGAAAAACAAGAGTCTGATTTCCAGACCAGCTTTTTGGACTTGGGCTTATAAAAACGGTCTGAAAGAACAGGCACAGAATGTTTTGACTGGTATGGGGGCACACCCCACAAAGCCATCCAATAGGTCTTTAGAGAATACCGGGACATGTCCAGCTTGTTTTGCCAATGTGAAACTTTCAAGTAGGCGGGTTATGAGGCACGGTTGGTCTGTGCAAGGTGCAAGACAACGCTTCCAGTACGGCCTGACTTGGCATACAGGGCCTTGCTTTGGAACAGGTTACTTCTCCTTTGAAGAAAGTAACAAAGGCACCACAGACTATATAGAGTACTTAGAGAAGGTGCTTCTCAAAAAACAAAAAATAGAACCGTCCACTGAGCGAGATATGCGGGGCTTGAAACTAGAGATAGAAGCTCTTGTAAGAGAGATTGCTAATCTGAAAGTGCGTTTGAAAACTTGGGTTAAAACAGGTGCGAGGCATAACAAAGAGGACTACCACTCATACTTCACAACCTTGGAAGATGCAGTTAAAACGGCACAAACATTATCCAGAGGGAACAACTCTTCTTTATGGTTAGCATGGTGGGACTTTTATGCCGTGGGGGGGCTTTGGGCAGACCATGTTATAGAACACCTTGAGATACCGCCGGGGGCAGCTAAGTCCGTGGAAATGGCTATTCGTTTGTTTTCTAAGCAGTACGGTCGTGGGAAAAGTCCTAAAGATATAAGTGCTTGGTTTGTAGGCAACAAGAAAAGACTCCAAATACTAGATGAGGCAAGGTCATGGCCTGAGAGGTCCGCTGAGAATGATGTTTTTCAAGAGGGACCCTTTACGGTTCACAATACAGTACAAGCTGCAGGGGCAGAACTTGATCGGGTAAAAGGCATTGTCCATTCTGCTATTAAGGCTGCAAGACATACAGGACTACAGGGTTTTGAAAAAGCTCTGTATGGCAACCTTTTTTTAGTAGGGCAGCTTAAACGCCGCACTTATGTTGCTTGGTATGAGCCAGCAAAGGATTCTTTTTATCTTCGTGCTGGTATGCGGGGCGTCTCAACAGAAGAGTCGGTTCTGAATTTACTTCACGAAGTGGCGCATAGGTACTGGGCTAAACAACTGGGCCAAGCAACGAAAAGGGCTTGGCGGCTTCATCACAATAGGATGCTGCAGCATAGTGGTGGTTTTCAAAAAGCAGAAGTAGGAATGGCACTGCCTTTTTCAGTCAACAATAAAAAGGTACACATTCAGGAAGTGATCCCTTATGAGATCACACTGGTAGACGATGCTACAGGCAAGCTTGTGGGGAAAGTAACTCCAAGAAAACTATCAGATTGGTTGCGGGATGCAAATATGAAACGTCAGTTCCCAACACTTTATGCAGCAACAAGTGCGGAAGAACACTTTGCAGAAGCTGTGTCTTTCAGAGCGGTGGGAGAACTGAAAGGGGCTAACCTGACAGCTTATCAGCAAGTCTTAGAGGGAGCTGAAACATCTTCATACCGGCTGGCATCAAGATATCTTAGAAGGGAGGCTACCAAGTGACTTTTGAATCGCAAAAACTAGCAGCCCGTTATCTGAATGCAGCAAAGTTAACTAATAGTAAACTTTGTGCTCGTTATCAAGACAAGAAAGTTGTTAAGACCCAAGACGGGGATGATATGACGGTCTACACATATAGTGACCGGCAAATAGCTAAGCGGGATAAAGATAAGGCAGAACGCATTGATAAGCTCCGTGGCAGTATTAAGGACTTGCAAGGACAAGTGCGTAAAGATCTTAAATCTAAGGATGAAAAGATCCGGCTGACAGCTTTAGCAGTAGGGCTCCTTGACGCATCCTTTGAAAGAGTGGGTAACTCAACTTCAGCTAAAGACGGACATTTTGGCGTCACTGGATGGCAAGTAAAACACGTCCAGTTCAAGGGCGGAAAAGCTGTTATCAAATATGTAGGGAAGTCTGGAGTAGATCAAGAAAAAACTATTGATACTGCAATCTCAGTTCAAGCCCTCAAGGATGCTGTCAAAGGCAAAAAGCCCGAGGATGAAGTTTGTGGCAGTGTTAATGCTACTGATGTGAATGCCTATCTTAAGCAGTTCAAGATAACTGCAAAGGATCTCAGAGGCTACCATGCAAACACTGAAATGCAGAAGCAACTGAAAGCAGTACGGGCTAAAGGTAAAACACTTCTAGCGGACAAAAAAGAACAAGAGAAGCAATTAAAAGCGGAGTTTAAGCAGGCACTAGAAGCAACCGCTGAAGCAGTAGGGCACGAACCAGCAACACTTAAATCACAGTATCTAGTCCCAGGGCTAGAGGAAGAGTACTTGAAGGGCGGGAAGGTTACGGAAAGCCTAAAGAAGAAAGCTACTAGGCCCATACAGATAGACAAGATCTTGATTGATGCTGAAGTCAGGGGCCTTATTTCAGATTTGAGACGGGAGCTGGGAAGAAGGCATTCTCAAAAAGCACCCTTGGGAAAGCTGGCCCCCAACTATTTTATTCTGCAAAAAGACATGGCTTACTTTGAGGGTGCTAAAAATGTTTTGGGGCGAGAGATGGCTGCACCTTTGTTAAGGGTGACTAGTGTTGTTAGCAACCTACCTGATATGATTCTTTCAGGCGGTGCTGGAAAAACATCTAAGGGGCAGCCAGCTATAGTTATAAATCTAAACGGACGATACACACCCTATCAGTTAGCAGAAGGCATTGTGTTTAAGAGTTCTGAGTTTAGGAAACTGTTTCTACATGAAATGACACACATACTAGATATATATAAAAAAGGTCCGTCTACGAAGAATGTGCCTACTGATTTAGATAGGGTAAAGTATGTGAATAACCCAAAAGAAGTCAGGGCTTATATGCAAGAGATTGTAGATAGGGCTTTGGAAGTGGCACCTAAGTTTAAGGGTCACTTCCAAAGTAAAGATTTTTTTAGACTTCTTATGAGAGTGACTCCCACTTGGGAAGAGGTTAGTTCTTTGCTAACACATAACAATAAAAAGCTGATCTTAAAGGCAGTATATAGATCCCTATCAGATGCTGACATGTTGCCGGAGAATGACACCATTAGGAGTCTGACTGCCCGGTGGTTAGAAGCCAGGACAGAACAATGGGGTTTGCCCGAAGCAGATGATTGGAAGGATGGCTTCTTCTCCCGGAACCCTAAATTACGTTTTTTAAATGGTGTGCGTGTGGGCTTTGTAGAGGGTACCAAAACAGGTCCCGAAGCCCAGTGGGTGTCTAAGGGTGTGTTGCTGTATCCGAAGTTCTGGGACCTGCAGAAGCGTGTCCAGGACTTTGTATTTGCCCATGAACTAGGACACGGGGTATTAGAGAAATGGGGCTACACGGGTTTGATAAAGGCAGCAGACCAACTGGATCTTGATATTTGGGATACCGCTAAACTGCCTTTTGCAGCACCTAATTTTGATGAAGCCTTCGCAGACTGTTTTGCTAGTTACTATGTAGATAAAGATGTGCAGCGACGTTACCCCGAATGGTCATCTTTGGTTGCACTCGCAAAGAAGACCATTAAACTAGGGACTAAGACACATACTCAAAAAGAAGACGCTGCCGTTGAGGGCTTGTTACATACTAGTCCACAGAAAAAACCACCAAGGCAAGACTTACACAGGAACCGTCTTGAAACTGAAGATACAGACTTGGAACCCCAGGGTGCAGAAAACGATGAGGACCTATCATTGAATTATAAACGAGTAGCCGCAGGATGGTTTAGACAGTTTCAAGCAAAGCATACAAAAACGGTAGAGCATAAGCCTGGAGAAGTGTGGCCTTCTGCAAAGGGTGGCCAGTGGGTAGCTAAGAATCCAGAGGGCGTAGCACATTCCTTTAAGGATAAACAGCGGGCTAAAGACTACGCTGAAGGCAAAGTAGACCCCGCAGGCACAGAAACCAAGCCTGTGGAAGATGCTCCTGTAGAGAAAGTAACGCCCGATGAGACAGTAGAACAGGAACAGCCAGAGTCACAGCCAGAGTCACAACCTTTAGAAGGTTGGAGATCCTATGAAAAGGAACCTAAACTATCGGTAGACAATAAAGACCGGTGGCTAAAGGAACACACAGTGACCACACCTGGTGGCGGCTTGGTAATAGGATTGCCTCAGATAGATACAGCACAAGCAAAGAAAATTGGTGTGCCTGTTCTAAAAAATGATGTGCTCCCAAAAGTACGGGCAGCTATTGAGGGTGCTTTGGAGTCAGGTAAAGAAGTATTTTTTCTGGGTGATAGCTCAGTGCTTCCAGAAGACCTCAAAGATAAGGTCACTCAGGAAGGCTTAACAGATTCAAGTACTTCCTTAGATAACATGGACTCTCCTATCTGGGAAGACCTCTATAAAACATCCAAGGCAGATAAGGACCTTACACATGCTTCTATAGCTGCGTATCTTTTGGGGGCAGGGGAACCTGTTGAAAAGCTCCCCATGTTAGATGATAAGGCTAAGAAGCTTCTCAAGAAACGCTTTAGGGTGGATGTAGATAATATAACAGATGAGGACCGTCAAAACCTGCAAGCTATCACTTCCCCTGTAGATTCAGGAGCACCTTCTAACCCTGCTTCAAGGGTTGTAGATGCTATGAATAATCTGCTTGATAAAAACACGGTTCAAAGAATCCAGAAGTTAGAGGCCGCTGGGAATGTGGTTGTTGCTACACCTGGTGCACCGCACGCCTGGAGTATGAAACCTGTTTTAGAGAAAGGGTCTGCTCCGGCTAAAAAACCAGAGACTCCTACTAAACCCATTGAAGAAGAAGCACCTGTAGAAACACCTGTAGAAACACCTGTAGAAGCACCTGTAGAAACACCTGTGGCTCCTGTTAAGAAGGCTCCCAAAAAAGACACGCTGGCAAATATCAAACAGCAGTTGGATTCTTCAGGTCTAGACAAGGCTACTATCAAAACCTTAACAGCACGTCTAGGTGACTTGTCTGACAGTGCCTCACAGCAGGTTGTTGATAGCTATAGGAGCAACCTAGCTTCTTTTAGGGGTAGGACCTTAAATGAAAGCCTTATGGAAGATGTTGCGGATGCTTCTAACAACCTACAGAAGTCAGGGGTTGCTGCAAGTGTTTTAGGAGAAGCATTGGCTGCTCATACTTTTGCATACAACACACTAGCTAATCCAGCCATTTTAATTAAAGGGACAAAACCTGAAGTACTTACAGCAAAAGCAGCAGAACACTTTGGGGCCCTCAGTCCTCTGATTCGTCAAATGGCAATAGGAAGGATGCTGTCCCAAATAAGTGATGCTGGTTCTGAAGAGTACTCTCAACTAGCAAGAGTTCGGGACGGTTTGTTTATGGCTTCTGTTATTGCAGGAGATGATAAAGCCTATCGCAAAGTTGACGGACAGTCCTTACTACCAGAACCATCAAAGCAACTTAAGTCTCTTGTAAAGATGCAGCTAGATAGGGGAGAAGATATAGGTGACTTAGCAAAGGCAGACTTTTATGCACCTGAAGGGCGTAATGCTCTGCGAGAGCATATGAAGACGATGCCTATAGATGATGTGGCTGAAATTTATAGTGCTGGTGATAAGGATGTTGAAAGCATTATAAAGGATGCTTTCAATAAAGCTACAGCTCCATGGCAAAAAACTATGCTGCGGGGGTTTCTGCAAGATTCTGTGATAAACGAAATGACTGTGGTGCACAACCTGATAGCTTCAACTTTTAAGTCAGGTACAGCATCTCCAGAAGAAGGTGCCTCAAAGACACATAAAAAAGCACTTCCTACTGATCCAGAGGAAATCACTAATCTAATGCGACACTTGATGGACCAGTCTATAAAGTATAAAGGTGTGGCTGTTTCAGAACTACTGTCTTGTATTACAAAACCAAATAGTACAGAAGAAGGGTGTAGAGAACAGCATAGACAAGGTATATTAAAGCAACTAGATCCTATCTGGGAAATGCTTCAAAAAGAGTACGACTTAGATCCAGGTAATCCTTCTGTAGCACAGTTGCGTAAAACTTTGTTAGATAGAAACCCTGATGAGTTAGATAAACTTTTCAGGACTACAGAACAGCATAAAAAGGCGTTTATTTCAATCTTTAGTTTATACGGAGAACATAGTAGCGAGGGGCGTTGTGTCTCGCGCGGCCTGTTTTCTGATTATTTAATGAGGAGGATTCTCATGGGATCTATGTCGAAAAAGGGTGCTAAGCAAGTTACATCCGCCCTGGATAATGTAGCTAATTTGTTTCAACAGGATTGGGAAGCCATGGGCGTACCTCAGAAGGTAGCACATGATTTTGCATATCGTTGCGATATCCTTAGTGAGCATTTGGAAAAACGCGCGGGCAAAGTTGCCCTGACGGAAGATGACGTTGTTAAAGAAAAGGGTTTTAATCCTGACACTATTGGCGAAGAAGTCAGTGGGCCATTGGAGCAGGATTCAGACGAAAGTTTCATGAAGGGTGAGTTCACCCAGCAGGAAAACCGAGAACTTCGGAATCGCTATGAAGATGGTGACCTTGGTGTTGATACAAACCCTGAACCGGAAGCACCCTCAGCTGGTAAGCAGGCTTCTTTTGCAGACTATGGTATTAAGGTAGCTTCTCAGAATCTGAGCCTTGCTATTAACAAGATTAATCGTATGGCTTCTGAAGGCATCTCTCCCGTATTGGCTTCTAGTCTGCTCGGCCTTAGCCAAGCTGCTCTGGGCGTTAAGATGGGCCTCTCTACAGGTAAAACCTCAGCAGAGAAGGTTGCAGATGTTCTTGAGGCACTATCTGTGCTGAACACTGTTCCTAGTAACAAACTGGCTGAAGCCGTTATTCTAGCTACCAAGGTAGCAGACGATGACGAAGATGATGATAAGGAAGACAAGGATGATGATAAAGACGAGAAGAAGATTCCCGACTTTATCCAGGAAAAAATAGACGCCAAGGAAGAGAAGGAAGAGAAAAAAGAAAAGAACGCCCACACTTTTAAGCTTTACGCATAAGGCGGTCTAATGGCCAAAATTAAACAAGCATACGTGGATTTTCAACAGAGAGCTACGGAGTTCTCTGTTGGAGACTCCGTATATCCATTCATGTCTGGAAACAACAACCTGATCGGCACTGTTGTAGCTGTTTGGCCAGCTATAGGTATGGTAGATGTTGAGTGGCCCCACGGGTCCCAACGTATGCCTGTAGAGGAACTTGCTAGATATCGGAAGATTGACTTTCAGCCTCCTCAAGTAGGACATGATAATGTTCCAGGTGGGGCAGGGACGGTTTCTGTTTCTGGTGGCCCCTACAAGCCAACAAAAGAAGCAAAGACCAAGCTAGTTACTGCTTACTTGAAAAAAGCTCTTTACTGGGCTGCCCCTGATCGTAAATATCAGGCTTCGCAGGATGAGCTTAGTCAAGGACAGTTTTTGTGCCCCCGTTGTAAGGAGGCCGAACTTAGGACAGCTTCTTATAAAAGAGAAGGTGGTACAAGTGAACGCTTACTTGCGTGTCCTGCTTGTCTGTTTCTGATTCGTCAGTGTGATGTCAAAGGACACCCTGAATATGAGGACACTCAAGTCAAAATGCCTTTCACTAGGATTCGTTTGGTTGGGGAAGATAATTAATGGCAATGCTTAAAACAGCCCGTGCACGTGTTGTACACCCGCACATTAAACCGTCGCAGTGGAATAGAGTTAAGACCGCTTCTAAGTCAACTTCTAAGACTGCTTCAGCGGTGAATGCTGATTTGACGGCTAAGGCAACAGAACTGTTGGGTGAAGCTTTTGATCCTGATAAATATTTGTTGTCCCACTGCACGATAGTGGCCTCTGTGGACACATATACTCCAGAAGGTACTAAGACAGGTACGCTTGTTGAAAGTGGTAAAAAGATTTACCGTAAATTTTCAGATTTTAGAATCACACCTGAAACAGCATCTTTTATAAATCATAACTTTGATAGCTGGTCACGTGATGTTATTCTAAAGTCATATAAAACCTTCATTGGTGGTCAGAATTATACTGAACACGTTCAGTTGGAGAATCTTTCAAAGGGTCGTATTATAGATGCTGTTGTTCGTGACGTAGGCTCATCACTATATGTTGACATTCTTGTTGCAACTAACAGAGAGCATACTGAACTTGTTAAGGCTATTGAATCAGGTAAGATGGGTACATTATCAATGGGCTGTAGTATCCTGGGATCTAGTTGTACAAAATGTGGTAATTGGGCTCCTGATGAAACAGAAATGTGTGAACATGTAAAATATGAGAAGGGCAACACCTTTTTTGATAGTAATGGTGTACAGCATGTTGTAGCTGAGACTTGTGGCCATAGTTCCATTGAAGGTGGCGGCGTTACATTTATAGAAGCTTCATGGGTAGAGACACCTGCTTTTACAGGGGCCGTGCTCAGGAACATACTGGAACCTACGGAACAGATGGCTGTTCAGGCACAGAAGATTCTTAGCACACCACCTACTCAATGGGCAGAAGACTCCCAGTTAAAAGCAGCTTCTACAAAGTTAGCTGAATTAGCAGAAGATGAGTGGATGGGTCAGGAACCTGACGCTACTGAGGAAGCACCCATAGAAGAAGAGGCTGGTCCTGATACAGAAGAAGCACCAGTAGAAGATACTTCCCTGTTGCAAGACGTGGAAGATGATGCTGCCCTAATAGTAAAGAATAGAATACGAGACAAACTGAAAAAAGAGCTGGGTTTTGAAACTCCCGGCCATGGTGTGTCAGAACTACAGAACGATAATCTTAATCAGGTTGCTGCTCTGAGAGTATATAACGCCAGCTTAGATACTTTGACTAGAACAGCATCTTCGGACGCTGCTTTAATAAATGGAATTGCACACCTCAATAATAGTTTGGGCGTGAATGTTCCTATGGCTCTTTATAGAGCAGCTTTGAAAATAGGTGACCCTGCAGACCACGGTACAGTATTAAAGTACAAGAAGGCTTGTAAGCAAGCTTTACTGCGGGAACCTAATAATGTGGAAGCAAAGATGTTGTTGCATCTTGCGTATATACTCCATCAGAGAGGGTCTTTGATGGACAAGCCTGGCAGTTTTGCCAAAAAAGGAGATTAGCCATGAGAGATCGTTTGACACGGCAGACCCGTGAGGCAGCTGCCCCCCCCGCAATTCCTGGTTACGGAAAAGAAGATCAGGATCACCCAGCCCACCAGGCCGACCCGGACATGCACAAGTATGAAAACGGCGATCCTAATAGTTGGGCAGAAACACCTAACCCTCCTCCGTATCCCCAGGGAAACCCTCCGGCACTTCCTGGATACGATTCGGAAGACATGGATCATCCCGCACACGAAAACCCCCCCAGGTCCCCGAAAGAGGCCCGTGGGCTGCGTGCAACGCTGGAAGCTATTACTGAAGCCCGTGCAAGTAAATGCCTTAAGTTGGCAAATGCTATGCTCTCAGGCCGTAATGTATCCGCTTCTGTAGTTGAAGATCAGGCATTTGATATGATGGACTGGTCTGAAAGCAAACTGGCTTCTACTGCTAAGCGTTTCGGTTGCCTGGAAGATGACCTTGATATGGATGACGGTATGCCCCCAGCAGACGAGACCGTATATGTAGAGGATAACGACTTGGATACTATCCTTGACGCTCCTTCTTATGGTACTGATCCCATGTCTGTGTTTGCATCTGAACTGAAGGCTATCCATGAGGAACTTCGTTCTTTGAAGGCTGATCAGAATGACCCCAAAGGCCCTGACGCTGAATCAGAAGAAACTATCAAAGACGAAGCAGAAGAAACTACTGAATCAGAAGGCAAGCAGGCAGCACGTCTGTTTGTAGCTTCCCTTGCTGCAAATCACGATGGTTTTATTACTGCTGCTGATTGGCCCCTTGCTCAGTCTATCTTTGCCGCTGCTGACGAAGATAAAGATGGTATCATAACGGAAGATGAAGCCGTTGATGCTATTGCTCCTGAAAAGGAAGAAGTTGTAGAGGAAGAAAAAGAAGCTTCTACTCTAACAGCTGAAGAATCAGTACATCTTGCTGAAATGGAAACACAGGCTGCAGGTTGTGAATTGGCGGAAGAAGAAATTCTAACACCGGAACAGGACGAAGCTGGAATGTTTGCAGCAGATGAAGACGCTATGGGTAATCCCATTCCCATGACAGATGACGATGCAATTCTTGCTCAGATTTTTGGCAAGGCTGCTGGTGACGAAGAAGAAGTTGTAGAGGAAGAAGAAGCCAAAACAGCACGTAAAGCAGAAGACGAAGAAGAAGTTGAGTTTGAAGGGGACAAGGAAGAAGCTAAAACTGCTGCTCAGAGACCCCAGCCCCAGAAGCCCCTCAATGGTGCTCGCACTGTTGGTCAGGTAACTAGGACAGCTTCAGCTTCCGCTGTGAAGGAACAGAACGAACTGTCAAAGCTTTGGACATCAGCTCCTGACGTTAGAAGCGCATTTGGCATCGACTAATCACACAACCCCTATCTAAAAGATAGGACACTTTAAGAAAACAGCCTCCTTTTGGGGGCTGTTTTCGTTTATATCCTTATATAAACTACATATCTATAGAAAGGGGTCTCAAGCCCCACTGTTGCTAACTAGGTTGTTAGTGACGGAGAACAGTTTTTTATTGAGGAGGTTATCATGCCACTACCCGGACAGGCCAGTGGTGGTTGGACCGAGTCAAGCAGCGCTCTCAGGATTTTGAATGTAGGTATTCGAAACTCCCTGGCTCCGTTGACTGACGATGCGTTCACCCAGGCAAACCCCGTAGCAGTTGCTACAGGAGTTTCTTCTCGCTTGGACATCACCTTAAACGGTGTGCTAAGCGGCTCTGTGTGCTTTACTAGACCCCTAGACGGCAATCAGTTTGTTGGCGGTCCCGGTACCGATGACATTCAGACTCTTTATCGGGCAAACACAATTCAGCAGTGCTATCGGCCTCTGGGTTTGTTCATCAACACTGCAACCGGCAACCCTTACGAGAATCTACCTGGTGTAGCTTCTGGTGTAGGTCCCTATGTCTCTGGCATGGGAACCTATGGTAGTAGCCTCTATGAGACTGCCCTGATTGCAGGCGGTGGTGATCCTCTTATTGATACAGGCGATTCAATTCTTACTAGTTATATTACTGGTAATGAACTGATTGCCTCAAGAAACGGCTTTCTGATGCCTAAGTGGATTCTGAATGCAGCTGGCACTGATTTGGTTACTCATGACCTTCAGGCCGTTACAGCACAGTCCTTTGTGATGTCTGCTGATAGCAGCTCTACAACCATCGGCATCATCAAGATGGCCCCAGACACTGTCCAGACCGAAGTGGTCTGGGATCAGCGTATATAAGGGAGGGCAAATAAAATGTCTGAAGTAACTAATGTTGCCCGACAGCAAGTAATTGGCGAGTATATCAGGACCCCACAGGGTCGTGCTAAACTTGCGGCCTCTATGACCCAACCCTTGCGTATGCGCCGTGACTATGCCGCCGTTGGCCGTAAAACCTTCTTGGTTGAACAGCTTCCTGACGGTGCCACCCCCGTTTATGACAAAGACCCAGAAATGGTAGCTTATGTTGTAGGCGAGGAAGGCGAAAGCATCACCGCCATTGCCAAGTCACGTAGGGTGATTTTCCCCCTATTTGAACTTGCTTCCCTGCCTGAGATCCCCCTCAGCCAGATTAAAGAAAGACGTTTTGATCTAATCGAACGTTCACTTGATCTTGCCAAGGCTCAGATTCAGGCCGCAGAAGACGAGAGAGTGTTTGCAGTTCTTGACAGCATCGCTGTTGCAGGCTTTGATTCACTTCCTGGTCAGCTTAACCCGGACATCCCGGTTGTAGCTCCTGTAAGTGCTGCTGTTCTTTCAGATGCCTTTGGGCTGATTGAACGACATGACCTGCGTGTGGCTCGTGTTTACATGAATGCTCGTGACTATGCGGATCTCCGTAAGTTTGGGCGTGACGTGCTAGACATTGAGACTCAGGCCTCTTTGCTGAAGACTGGTCTTATGGCTACCCTTTGGGGAGCACAGATCGTAACATCACGTCTGGTACCCGTGGGAACAATTTATTGTTGCTGCGAACCAGAAATGTTTGGACGAATCCCTGTTAGGACCGAACTTACTGTTTTGTCTGCTGATGATCCCAAGGCTCGTACCATTGGTTTCTCAGTATTCGAAATGCTGGGTTTGGGCGCATTCAATCCTAGAGGATTGACACGTCTAACCATCACACGTGGCTAGTATCCCTAGCTTCTAAGCGGAAAAGCCCACTGCTCTGAAAAGACAGTGGGCTTTTTTATATCTAAAAACATCATTTCCCTGCTTTCCTACAACCCAAGCAAAACATTTCAAATACGATTTTTTCTTTTGGTGTTTGAAAGAATAACCTTGACAAGACCTAATTTTTAAGCGATTATAGTCTGTGTAAAACTAATGAGGGTGAGCAGATGGTCGATCGTTTTCGTACTTGTATCTGTTGTAGACAAGGTTTCTATCTAAAAGAGGATGAAAAAAATAACAACCGTTGTTTGGATTGTCGTGAGAAGCGGCGTAATAAATTATGTAAACGTTGTGGTGCAGAATACCGGGACAGCTCTGAAAAGAACACAAGAAGGCTTTGTGATGATTGCTTGAAAGCCTTGGAACCTAAAAGAGCTTCTGTATCCCATAGGTTAGAAGCAAATCGTAGGGCTCAAATACGCAGAGGTGAAGGCCGCTTAGATCAGTTTGAAACTTTAAAACCTTATACTAAGACTTGGTGGGGAAGGGTTGGTGAGATGCTATTTGCCACACTATATCCTGATGCACATGATGCTGTGACTGAGTTTGGGACAAGGTGCCCCTATGACTTCCAGCACCAAGTTTTGGGCAGAGTCAATGTAAAAACATCTATAGAAACCATTAGTAAGTTTGGTAAATCCAAATGGTGCTTACGAGCTAAAGGTTTCCAAATAGAACATTTTTTTATGGTTGGGTTTTCTGCTGATAAAAAGACTGTTCAACAGGCATGGTTGTTTCCAACAACAGAGGGGGTAAGTCGGGTTCCTAAAGTCCTCAGTCCTAGTAGTAAAGAATATGGATCTTATCAAAAAGAGCATGAAGTTTCTTTGGAAACATTAGCAGTACTTAACTGGAGGTTTCAGCAGCTATTGAAGACTGCATTGAATCCAAACACAGTCCCACCAGCAGACACCTTTAGAGAACCTCAAAACATTATGTTAGGTAGGATTGGAGAGTCTATTTATCAGAAGCTTTTTCTAGACTCCAGACACGAAGCAGCAGTACATCCACGTGCACACTATGATTTTCAAGATGTAGATGGAAATAAAGTCAATGTTAGGGTACGCCGTCTAAACATCAAAGGTCGTTGGACTTTTTTTCGTAGTCCACATGAAGAGGTAGATCACTATTTTTTCATTGGGATGGATACTGATGGTTCTGAAGTACAGGCATTCTTCAGGGTTCCTGCGAATGAGATGCCCCCCCAAGGGTTTTCTTATAGACCGGGGGCTGTCTCTAGATGGGACAAGTTCAAATTGTCTTATGTGCTACCTGTTCAGGTGTCTAGTTTTATAGATATTACTGAAATAGAAACTTTGCAGCTAGAGGTCACGGGGTTGTCCATAACTTCTTCAGTTGGAAGATCCCCGGTAGATGAGGATGCTTTGGCTACACGGTGTTTACAGTACCACAGGTTTTTGGGATTCCCTTATGTCAAGGTGCCTCCAGATAGGCAGGTGCTACAGGACTTGAGAGCGTTACAAAAATATCAGCCAGATGGCATTCGTTGCCCTTCTTGTAAGGCAGGGTTAGAGATATGTTCTGCTTATATGCCACACAGGTTCAAGGCTCGTAATTGTAATGCAGACTTTTCTGCTTTGGATGCTTTTTTCAATGACACCCGCTTGCTAAAGGCTGTCAAGATGTGCCTTAAGAGTTCCAACGGGACTGTAACACAAGCAAACTTGCGGTCTGCTTTATCTGCAATAAACAGAACACCTAGCCAGTTTCGTCCTGCTGTAGCCAAAGGTTTAGTAGAGGCTTTCTGCACTATAGGCGGGACTGTGTTTGATCCTTGTGCGGGTTGGGGCGGGCGTATGCTGGGCACCCTTGCTGTAGGAAGGAGGTATGTTGGGATTGACAGGAATCCTGAAACAGCGGTGGCTCTCTCGCATTTAGGGGGGCGGCTCTGTGAGCTTTTTAAGATTGATAGTTCCTATGTGGAGATCCAACAAAAGTCATTTCAAGATGTTCCTGATGGTGAAGTGCGGGCTGATTTTGCTATGACATCACCTCCATACCTAAACCGTGAAATCTATCCCGGGGATCCTGAATTTGATATTACTGTAGATGTTTGGGTTTCAGAGTTTTTACTTCCTATGTTTATGACAGTTGCTTCAATGCTGCTTCCAGGCGGCCACTTTGCTGTAAACATAGCTAATTTACAGAACCGTACAGGTGGTATTATCCCCTTAGAGGACATTACTATTAAGGCGGGGCTTGTAACAGGGTTCTCTTTAGCAACTAAATGGCAGATGCAGAAAGGTAGTTTTGGCAAGCAGCAGGCCATCCTTTACGAGCCTATTTATATTTTTCGTAAGGAGATATAAATGGAACAGATGTAGATGACACCACTGTTTCTGGGAACTTGAAACTGGCAGAAGCTTTGGATATGGTTGATAAGGTGTCAGCCTATCTGATACCCGGCTGAGAAGTTTTAATTGGGAACCTGTGTTAGTGTTTGAGAAACCATCGGTATAGTGGCGGGGTAGACTACCTTGAAAGGGGCCCCTAATAATGCTGATAGTTGGAAGCTGCATAGAAAAGCTAAAAGAACTTGAAGAGAATAGTGTGGATGCACTTATTACAGATCCGCCGTATCTTACAACAAACATTCACTTTGATAAGGCAGGTTTAGCTATGGGGTGGGTGCAGGAGGCTTTGCGGGTAGTCAAACCCAATGGTTATCTAGCTTGCTTTGCTCCTATCCCTATGTCAGCTGAAATCGGAAAGACCTGGTCTATGCGTTTTTCTGGTTGTTGGATTAAAGAAAAAGGTGGGATGCGAACACACAATGCAAAGAAGCCTATGCAGCAATCTGAGGTGTATACTGTTTTTGCACACCCGGATCATAAAATTTGTGATTTAACTTGGAACAAGGTTTTTCGTGAAGGCAACCCTTATGAAAGAGTGCGTAGGAAGACAGGATATAAAAGAGGTGGCACAGATCAGTTAGATAGGGCCTGTCCTAATGGCTGGACTGAGGAAGGTTTTATCCGTCTAAATACAGGAACAAGGCAGGTTACGGATTGTCTTTATGCAGCCTCAAAAAGCGCTATGAAAAGAAGTGAGAGGACTTCACACCCTACTCAAAAGCCCCTTGCTATTATGCGGGTTTTAATTGAATGGCTGACTAACCCAGGTGATGTTGTATTGGATCCTTTTATGGGGTCTGGAACAACAGGCGTAGCTTGTCAGGAATTGAATAGAGAGTTTGTTGGTATAGAGTTAGATCCCGGATACTTTGAGATGGCTTCAAAAAGACTTGAAGCTACAGAATCAATTTTTAGTTTGCTGCCAGAAAGCTAAACACTTCTCTTGCGGATTCGTCGGGAACGCCACCAGCTTTCAGTGTGGGTATAGATAGCCTGAGATACTCAGTACAGAACTTTTGATCTTCAGCTGGTACACCATAAGCCTTTAGAATATTAGCATAGCGTTTTGTGTCAGGCTCTATTCCGCACAGGTGATATTCCAGAGTCATTGACACTCTATAGGCTTCTGCTTCATAGGCAGCTCTCCAAGCAGTATCAGTCAAGTAGTTTAGGGCGAAGCTTATCTGCCCACGTTTGCTTTGAATAACATGTTGGTGTTCATGCCCGCAAATTACAATCTGGACCCACAGGGGCCATTTTAGAGTCTCTACACCTACTGTGAAAGGTAGATAGATTCTAGTGCCCAGTGTAGTACAGAAGCTTTCCATGAACTTTTTGGAGTCTACTATTCCCAGGGCATCTAGAGCCTGTGATACTAGGGTCATTTCTACGGCATCTGTTTTGGCTATGACTTGTGTGCCGTACTTATGCGACATGTGTTTCCACAGATCTTTTACTTGTTGGGATTCAAAACTTTTCATTCTTCACTTCCGTTTGTATATGTGGTCTTTAAGCAGGCTGGTCCATTTTGAGATTCTTGACAAACCCAGCCTATACCAAGTTTAGGGCAGTCCATTACAGATCGCCACTGGAGATCGGACCCACAAAGTTCAACACGACCTTGATAGCAACGGCTATCTCTAGGGGCCTGACATTTACATAGGTCATCTGTAATAAGAACAGAGGGGCACCCTGTGAAAAAAACTAGAACAAAGAAAAGTAAAAGCACTTTCATGTAAGGCTCCTGTGAAAAGACATGCCATCTAAGTGGCTTTCATTGATAGAATAGTGAACGGAACTCGTTTCTTCCCTGATATTTACTATCCTTTAGAGGACTATTCTAAACAAGAGGATGTTAGATGGATACCCTTGGGCGACATGTAATGGTAGAGTTTCGGGGCTGCTCAAAGGAGAAGCTCAAGGATCCTGCTTTAATCAAGCAACTTCTTTTAGATGGTGCTAAGGCCGCAGGGGCTACTGTTGTGGAAGTGATGGTGTCTGAAAGTGAAACAGGTGTTTCAGGAATAGTAGTGGTAGAGGAATCCCACCTGTCTATACATACAGATTATGAAGCCGGTGGTGTACTGGCTGATTTCTATACTTGCGGAGAGTGTGTTCCTGAGGCGGCTTGTGATATAATAGCTAAAGGTTTATACGCCCAAGCATTCGCTTCTGTTATTTGGGAAAGAAGCATTAAAGGGCATCATGTTGCACAGGAGCCTCAAATCACTACACTTCGGGAAGAGGGTTTAGATGTCAGGAGAATATAGAAACAGGGATTGCGTAACGATGCACAAGGGGGATACTTTTCCTGTAGAGATCGACGATGCTTTAGCTGCTACTGGCTGGATGGGTGGTCAGGGTGTCAATTGGGCTCCTATAGCTGGGGATCGTTTCCTGGTAACTAAGTCAGATGGCGTATGTGTTGGGTTCTTGCTGAAAGGATCTGAGGAGTCTGGGAACGGTTATACAGCTATATCTGCAAATCAGGTTTTCTATAAGTTTGCAACCTTGTGTGCTGGAGGGTGGCTTATCTGTACAAAAGCTTTTGAGCGATATACTTGGGCTTCTAGAACGGGAGGCCCGCCTCTTGTTGAAAATACCTATACTGAGAATGATAGTCTGGTGTTTAGTTTGAATGGGTTTTGGACCAATGAAGATGAATGGACTTTAGCGGGGGACCCCCGAGCGCCAAACAATTTTTATAGTGGGTTTGTGGTGCAGGTACCAACAGCAGCAAATGATTATTATATTACGATACAGGTTAAACTATGATGTTAGGATTTTACCATGGAACTCTTTAGAACCCGAAACTGCGTTGTACACAGGAAGGGAGAAGCTTATACCGTAGGTGTAGATCAGACCTTGATAAATCAAGGGTGGCCTGGGTGCCAGGGTGTGATGTGGACAGACAGTACAGAGGATGAATTCATGGTGGCTTTTTCGGATGGCCGCTTTGGTGGGTTTTTATTGTGGGGTTCAGATGAAGAGGCCGATAGGTTTCTAGGGACTACAAGAAATCAATTAGAGGCTGGCTATGGTGTTTTTTGTACAGGCAACTGGCTCCTCTCTACCAATATTTATGAGCAATACACTTGGGCTTCCCGAATAGGTGGTGGTGCTTTGGTAGCTAACACATATGTAGTAGGTGAGCGTCTGTTGTTTAGTCTTAGAGGATGGCTGACAAGAGAGGACGAATGGACTTTATCTGCGGACCCCAGAGCCCCCAACACTTACTATGTAGCCTCAGTGATACAGACACCCTCTATAGATAACAACTATTACTTAATGGTGGAGATGGCACTCGGATGACACGTAGAATGATGACAGAAGTGTTTAGGTCCCGAGATTGTGTTATGTTTTTCAAAGGGGATCTTTATACTGTAACTGTGGCTCCTGCTATGTTAGCTCAAGGCTGGCTTGGCGGTCAGGGTGTGATGTGGACTGCGGGAGTTAATGATGAACGCACAGTAACATTCTCGGATGGCCGTTTTGGTGGGTTTGTGCTTTGGGGTTCTAATGAGGCTGCAGACCAGCATACAGCAATTACAGAAAGCCAAGAAACTTATCGCTTTGCAACCTTTTGCACAGGTGGTTGTCTAATCTCTACTAATACTTACGAGCAATACACATGGGCTTCAAGAACGCTAGGGGGTCCACTGGTCCCTATTGTATATCAAGCAAACGACGATCTTTATTTTTCAGTGCGGGGTTGGTTTACTAATGAAGACGAAGCCACTTTGGCTGCACTTCCGCACGCCCCCGACATACTAGTGGGGTTTGTTTCTCAAATCCCTAAAGAGAATAATCAATTTTATCTTGGAGTCCAAACAGATATGTAGTGGGTAAAGTGATTACCTAAGTACCCTTCTAGGGTTTGGTATCACTATGCTAGGAGAACAAACATGTCTTATGAATTTGAAACTGGTGTCTTTGAAAAATTCCGTGCTGTTAAAACAATTCACCTTGGCCAGTTTAATCTGGATGTTTCTGCCAATGGTGTGATTGAGTTTGACGGCCAAACAGTTCGTTTTGGAGGGGAGACATACAACGCCCCTGCAGTCTCTGGTGCTATTAGAGCGGGTTGGTTTGTCCCTGTTATAGATAAAACCACAACAGACTACAGACCACTACCTTCAGGCAACAAGTATGCTACAGCAGTACCTATTGAGGACGAGAAAGAAGTAGGTTCTGTAACACGGGCTAAAGAAAAACGAGATGCAGCTTGGGCCCAAGCAGTGGGGGCCACTCCAGTTGCTTCTGAGATAGAAGCTCCTAAAGCAGCAGCAGTAATGGTTGAGCCCGAAGCACCTGTACTTAAAAAGTATCCTACGGTGCAATCAGACGAGTACACAGACAAGCATTATCAGTTCACGCCTCATGCAGCTTCTAAGAAGAAAGATGCTTCTACAGAGAAGGACCCTAATTTCTTTGATAACACACCGAAGGATGGGAGCTCCGCTGCACAGGGTGGTGTGGTTGTAGGCAGAATAAAGTCTGCTACCACTACAAGTTTTGATGCTAGTGATTCAAGGGCTTTGGCAGCAGCAACATCCAAGATTGCTCAGTCTTCGGGTGCTAAGGTTGAAATAGACCCCATGATCAAAGCACGCAAAGAGGCTCTTAAGGCTCAGAGCCATCCTAATGGTGCAATTGGAGATGTTGATACTGCTATGTCTGGTGATAATTTGGAAGATATCATGCCAAACGCTGTCTCTACAGGAAAGCCTAAGCCAGGTGTTTCCCGTAGTGATGAACCCTTTCAGTGGGATATGACAGGCCACTGGCGGACCCGTGTGAAGAATGCTGTTCAAACTTATGCTGATAGACCTGAAGTTCTTGCACAGATTTACAAAGTCGAATTGGACTCAGTAGTTCAAAATATCCGCAAAGAACTCGCCCGCAAGAAATAGAGCCAGTACACTAGATCGTTTATGCAATAACCCTTGTTAGACATGGTTTTTACCAAAATGGGGGTTTCCCACCTATGAAAAAAGCTTCCGATAATCAGGTTGTATGGGCCTTACTCACTGAGGGGGTCACTCAAGCCCGATTAGATGCACACAGGGTACAGCTATTAATAGATAGAGCAGTCAAACTTGTAGAAGCATCATCAGACAAAGAACATCTCTACCAAGTTGCAGGTGATATAATCCAGGGGCTTCCTGAGAGAATGGGTGCTTTGAAAGGTTCTTTGGATAGAACTAACTGGGCACTTGCGAAGATGGGTGCTGAAATCTTTGAGGATATGATGCCACTAGCAGACAAGGCTTTGGTGCAAGAAACCGTAAAGCCTATTCTAGCCAAAAGACTTGCTGCTAGATATATGAAAGAACGGGGACTATCTTGAAATCTTTACTAGCAGGCTTTCTTGATATGAATGATGTTACGGGGATCAAAACCTTTGCTCCCTTTACAGACTACGATCATGCAGAACGGGATCATCAAGACTCAGCACTACCTTCGCCACCGCACTCACGCAGTAAGCCCTTGCCGGGCACACCACAGTTCAATGTGCCTGGGTCTTCAGAGGATGCCCCTGATGGCAGAAGCCTAAGCAAAGACAGGGTGCGTACTAAAAGTGTTCCTGGTGAAGACTACACACCTAATGACCCGCAACCACGGACAACGCCTATTCGTAGGCAAACCTTAGCCTTAGAAGAGACTGCTGCAATTAAGGGGCCTACATTCCCAGGGGCAGACAGGCAAAAGGAACAGCGTGGGGATGCTAAACGATACTATAAGAAGTATTACCTCAAGAACAAGACTAAGATTAAACGGCGTATGAAACGCTGGCACCGTAAGTGGGATACGAGACACCAGTTCAAGAAAGATAAAGACCGCAGAAACAATCATCCAAATCGTTTTAACAGATTTCCAGGGGGTTATTCAGATAATGCTGATAGGGCCCAAGACACTAGAGACAAGAAAGCTTCGCTGTTCCCGATTCCTTTGTGGTATTTGCCCACACAAGAAGCAGTACAGTTAATAAGTTTGGACCTGAATAGTGGGTCTGTCAAATTATTGTTTGAGATTGGTGAAGTGAACATTCTTTTGGAAGATCTATTTGAAACTGTGGTCTTTGAGTCGGATGATGACTTGGAAGCTGTTTTTGAATATCTGGATACAGAATTAGGTTATGTGCCATCCGAAGAAGAAGCACAAGTAGAGCCGGATGACTATGAGGATCTTCTTGAAGACTGGTACTTCAAAGACGCTGCTATGATAGAAAAGTTCCCCATGCAGGATTTACCCGCAGATCAGTACTACACTAAGTCTACACCCCGTAGTGAACGTAAAGAACGGGACATGCCCTTAGAGAAGCAGTTTAACCACGATGTTTTTGATTCTTCTGGGGCATCAGGTAAAACAATACCAGATACAGGAGATCTTATCAATAAGAAGGCGGTCCTGATTGCTGAGATTAAAGAGGATTGCGATCCTAAACAATTGACACAAGCTGGAAATCTGAAACCTAAACTGGTAAGGACAGATGTTCCTAATTTGATATGGCTTTGGGATGTCCCTAGTTCTAAGGGAGGCTACTACAGAGTAAAAGTAAAAGTCTTGAAGCGAGGGAACAACCTCCACGTATCAAACCTAGATGTATTGGTAACTTGTGCTTGCCCTTATTGGCAGTGGCAGGGGCCGGAACACTGGGCGAAAGTAGAAGGCTACCTTTATAAGAAGCCTTTAGGTACAGCGTCCCCGCCTATCCAGAAGGATCCAGACGGAACACACAGGGCTTGTAAGCATGTGCTGGCAGTGTTTCAGAAGATGGAGAAGTACATCCTGAATAAAAACAGGCCTAAGTTTAGTTCAAAGGACGTTATTGTTGGTAACATTATGATGCGATATGCACAACGGCTACTGGAGGATGCCTATCATGCCGATGTATGAGTATAAATGTACTGTTTGTGAAAACTTGTTTGAAAGGCTTCTGAACTTTAAGGAAAGCTCAGAAGACCAGTTCTGTCCAGATCCCGATTGTGGGGCTCTTTGTGAAAAGCAAGTCCCCAAGACTTCTTTTATACTGAAGGGTGATGGCTGGACGGAAAAGTTCTATCCTAATACTGGAAGGGGCGCTTGAAATGCCTATTTATGAATACATATGTACAGAGTGTGAAGAACCCTTTGAGAAGGTTCTTCCTTTAGCAGAATATGACACACCCCAGAACTGTCCTGCTTGTGACGCTTTGGGGAAGAGGTCTGTTTCACACACATCTTTTATATTGGTTGGTGATAACTGGCCAAGCAAAGCTGGGCGGATCAGATCACAGAAGGCTAAACATAATAAAAAGCTAGATCAAAAAACAAGGGATCATATAGCACCACTGCCAGATATGATTCCAAATGTGAATGGAGAAGAAGTGGGTTCTTGGGCGGAAGCTCAAAGGCTTGCCTCTAGTAAGGGAAAAGATACACGAAGCTATGAGGTTTTCGTGCAGAAGGAAAAGAAGAAGAATAAGTGAGGGTTTTATTATGAGTGACTCTTTTGGCCCCTTTGATGTTAGAGTTGGAATTTTAGAGAGATCTAGCCACCTCATTGATTTAGTATTGCGACAGCAACCGGGCAGTACAGCTTTCAGGTTGTTTCACAGTAAGAACCTGGAAGATGCCTATGGAACGATGGCTACTTCTGGTTTAGCTGGGACAGGTGGTGCTTTGGCACTGGAAGCCAGGGCTGGTCAACTGGTACAGACAGATACTATCCATCGTAAGGGTTGGATAGTAGAAGAAGTCCGGCGTGGCCAAACAAGTTTTAAACTAGACCTTGAAGATCTAAGCTCTTCGGATGAAGTCTTTGCGTACTTCCGGGTACAAGAGGCCCGTGGTGGCTCCTGGTTAGTCTCTCCCGGCCCTGTGAATATAGCCTACCCTGTTATGGGTCCTATCCTTATAGTGCCCTCAGCATCCTTTTTTGCTTCTTCTGCTAGTGTGTTTACAATGCAGGGTCTAGCACCTGGAAACACTACTTGTACAGCAGGGGCCATTCCATTTTTTGATCCAACTGTACAGGTACCATTGCCACTTCATATGGTCTTCCCACGGCCTGCTGCTTCTGTGATAATTAAAAACCTAGCTGCTGTAGGAACTGGAATGCTTGTAAGCTTTGGTTTAGGGCAGCCTATGATAGCTGTTGATGGTGGTCAGTCTACCACTCCAACGGGCGGCGGCTATGCACAACCTGGTGTCCGAGAAGTTATTATTGCTGCCACAGGTGGTGCTGCAATAAGCTTTTCTATCGAAGCTGTTGTAGGCAACGAGATTAGATAGGCAAACTAATGCCCCACATCCCTTATTATTATTTTCTATAGGTATGAAAACTTGAACTGCTTCCTGCAAACGCAGGGGGGTGAATTGACAGGAGGTGTTTAATGCCTTATATTTGTTTAGCAAGAGACGATCTTCCAGGCGGAACCATTCAAGTTCTTGACTTGGCACCTAACACATCATTGGCCATTCCTTCTTTAGGGCAGCCACAAACTTGTTATGTGAACAGAGTACAGACTGATGTGGCCTCAGTAGATGCTTCGGGGCATCTAGTCCAGACCAAAGCCGATGGCCTACATGCTTATCTTTGGGATAGAGTAGAGCCGGGCGGTGCTGAACAAGCAGAAGGGCTTATTACATCAGCAGGCCCCGTGGATGGGGACACGCTTACTCTAGGCGGCGTGGCTTTTGGTTGCGTTGTTAATTTTGCAACAGGGTCAGTAACCGTTGACCCAGCAGTCCCTGTTTTGATTGGTGATAGCTTTTCAATTAAGGGCATTAACTTTGATGCAGTAACACCATTCCCCTACGGGGAGATTACGTGTGGCACTATTACAGCAGGAACAACTTTTACTATTGATGGAAATATTTTAACCGCAGTAGAAGATCTAGCTATTGGTACGGCGCAAACAACCAGTGTTGTAGATACAGATACTTTTTCTGTGAAGACAGTACCTTTTACGGCTGTTGACAACATAACTACAGGGTCCATTACTGTTGATCCTGCTGCTGATGTCTTAGCAGGTGACGGCTTTACTATTAAAACAATTGGTTTTTTAGCCGTAGATACAAATCCATATGGCACAATAGATTGTGGGGCTGTTGTAGTAGGTGACACCGTAACCATTGATGCCACACCCTTTACTGCCATAGAGACCTTTGGTGTAGGCACAGCCCAAATGACAGGTTGTGCAGCGGCGGACAATTTTACAGTAAAAGGCATCACTTTTACAGCTCAAAATGGTGCTGCTAATCCTGCACTACAGCAGTTTGATGATGAGGCCGCATCAGGTAGTGCTATTGCAACAGCTACTTCATTGGCGTTAACTATAAACGATCCTGCTTCACAGGCACTTATTTCTGCTGCTTTGCCTGCATTGGCGATTTGTTCTGCAGCTACCGGAGGAACAGATACTGTAACAGTTACTGCTTCAGTTCCTGGTACCCCCGGTGAGTTTCTATTGACTGAGAATACAGCAAGCGTAAGGATAGTTATTTCAGGTGCTGCTATGGTAGCACCTGCTATTGTAGCCGCAGCAGGAGATTTTGGTTCAGCCTTGCAGTTTGATGGTGTTACTGATCTTGTAGCAACGTCGCTTGCAGATGCTATTGATGCAGGAGGACTAGCACTAAACGCTTGTGTTGTCGTAGCCAGCCAAGTCCAAGTTGAAGGAAACGTGGCTGGTTTAGTAGGCATTCTGGCTTGGTCTACCACATCTGGTGTGGTAACACTTGCACCGCTTACTGAAATGGGGATGGCTCTTCCGGTTTACGCAAATGTACCGCATGAGTTTTATGCACAGGATTCTGTTCTTACCGTAGAAGAGGTTGCAGAATCTATTGCACTCTCTATGGCGGATGCTTCCATTGCTATTGCTATGGACTTGGTTGTGCCGTTAGGCGATCACATTCAGAACATCGCTCGGACAGGGCGTGTTGTTGATTTTGAGTCTGATGATGTTGGCCTTGTTGATAAGTTTGCTCTGACAGAAACTACGGGTGGTATAAGACTCGCTATTTCAGGGGCTACTATGGATCTGGTTCTTGCGGATAGTTCTGCTCAAGAATTTGATGGCCTTGCTAACGCAGGCAGTGATATAGTTTCTGCCACTACTTTGGCAGCTACAATTAACCATGCTAATTCTCAGGCCGCTATTTCTGCTGTAGTTCCGAATCTAATTGTTTGCGCTGCAGCTAATGGTGGTACGGACACTGTAACACTAACAGCTTCGGATCCTGGAACACAGGGTGAGTTTGCACTGGCACAAACCGGAGGCACCATTACACTTTCAGGCGCTGCTATGGCACACACACCTCCAAACCCCGCAGCCCAAGAGTTTGGCTCTTCTGCTGAGTATGCTGGTGTAGTGGTAAATATCTCAACTGCTCTTAAAGCAGCTATAGATGACCCAGCTTTGAATCTTAACTGTGTTGTTAATGGGGCTGTCTTGGAAGTTACGGGGACAGTTGTTGGTGTTGCCGGTGAGTATGACTGGTCTACATCAGCAGCCTTGGAATTGGTTTTGGACCCCTTAGCGGGGATTCGAACAGCTCTTCCAGACTATACGGCTAACCCCCATCAGTTCCTTTCCAGTGCTGCTGTAGCAGCCGGTGCCCCAGCTTTAGTCGCTGCTTCTATAGCAGCTTGTATGGCAGACACTTCAGTGGCTACTGCTATGGACTTGCTGGCTCCCTTAGGAGCACATGTTGATACTATTACTCCAGTCGGTGGGGTTGTAAGTTTTGCTTCAACAATTAGAGGCCTTCTAGGACAGTTTGCTTTGACAGAAAGTACTGCCACTGTAAGACTTACAGTTTCAGGAGCAAATATGGATCTTGTACTTGCAGACCCTGCAGCTCAAGAGTTTGACGGTTTGCTTGGTGTAGCTTCTAATGCAGATGTTGCTCTTACTTTGACAGATGCTATTAATGATGCTGCAAGTATCGTGCTTGTAAGGGCTGCTAATACTAATGTATATGCAGATGCCACAGCAAATGTAGCTACTGTTGAATTGCTTGCAATGTTTGACCCGGGCGGTGCACCTGTTGTGCAGTACGGACCGGATGGCAGCTTGACTCTAGCTAGCTCAAGTGCTACACGTTTGGCTTTGAACACAGGAACTGTAACAGATCGTATGTACCGTACTAATGAAAATTGGAATGGTACTACGATGACAAACACTGTAACTGCTCTGCTAGCAAGGCTAGATGCAGGTTCGAGTATGACTTTGAGTGACATTAACACATTGCTTACTGCTCAGGCAGGAACGTCTCTAATTGCAGGAGGCACATCTTCTACAGGTACAGTGGATGACATCCTAAACATCTTGGCTGGTAGAGGTTATCGGATTTCAAAAATGAGTTCCGCTAGTACTTTCAATCAGTTTACGACTGTAGCAAACCCCACCTATGAATGGGAAGCAACCCAACGGGGTGGCTTTACAGAAAACGTTCTTGTGTATGGGGATACAATGCTTCATGGTGAAGTTGTATCCAGTACATTGGGCGGTACAACAGTGGCAAGGGAGATTACTCCCATACGCCACACAATTGATACAGATGCCTTTAAGATTTCTGTGGCTTCTGGTCAACTTGCTGTTTTTGGTAGTGTAAGTGGGATGCCGCCGGTAACCTTGTGGCCCGATAGTGACACCCGCCCCTTTTATCCCTGGTTGCATCAAGGAACCTTGCAGTACCCCGCCGTGACAAACGCACGGGTACTCACTGTTTATGATGATTCCGGGAATGTATTAGCTTAAGGAGGTTTCTCATGGCTAGAGCTTATTTAGTGCTGAATCGAAAAGACATTGAAGATTCTGGTTTGCAAGTGACGGATCTGTGGCCGAACACTTCGCAGCGGAACGCCGTATATGACCCTATTGGTCAGACCGGTTATTTGGCATTCACCGCACAGAACGACACAGTTGTAACGGCTGGTGCAAACGATCTGATGGCAGCTGACACCTATGGTCTTTCTGCATATATGATTGACAATGTGGAAGACAATGATAATGGTGGTGGCAACATCATTTTGTCAGATGCTTTTGCAAATGCCATTGCTGAAGACATTCTCAATGTTATTATTGCAGGCACAGCACTGACTCTGGCTGCTGTCAATGCTATTATTGTAGCTGTTATTACAGGTAGTGCCGCAACAGGCTTGGCAACAGGCAACTCCACAGGAACAGTAGAAGAGATTCTTCATATTCTTGCTGGTGAGGTTTACAAAGTAGCCGCTACTGCAGCGCTATCTCTTGCAGGCGGCTTTGTAGCACCCCACGTTCGTGTGGGTGGTTTTGTGGCTTCCACGGAATCTGATTATAGACATGTACGTGTTTATACAGATACCGGGGCTATTCACATTTCAAGGTTTGCTGGACAGCTGAAACTGTTGGCTGCTGCAACTTTCCTGTTCAACAATCCCAGTTTGACCTACGGTGCAGCTGGTACTGCCCTGTTCTCAGACGGTACACACATACTAGCTACCTATCTAGGGGCTGCTGTGGTAGTGTATGATTCATTGGGGAATGTGATTATTAACTAAGTGCTTTTAAGTGGTGCTGATAGGGAATGCCTTATCAGCACCACTTGAGACACAAACTTAACTTAGGAGGAGTTTATTATGGCAAGAGCATATTTAGTGCTAGCAAGAAAAGACATGGAAGATAACAACCTTCAGATCCTGGATCTCTGGCCAAACTCTTCTTTGAGAAACACGTCTATTGATCCCGCAGGACAGACTGGCTATCTGGGATTCACTGCCCAAAGTGATACAGTTACTCTAGCCACACCTGTAGCAGTAGATATTTTTGTAGGAGACACCTACGGACTTGCTGCTTATATAGCAGACAATGTAGAAGACATGGTTGGTAATCTGGCTTGTACTGCTGCTAAAGCAAATGCGGCTGCAACAGCCCTCTTGACAATCGCTGCCGCAGGTACAGCCCTTACAGAAACAACCATCAATGCAAGTCTAGCAGCCGATCTCAGTGCTGGTTCTGTGTTGGCTACAGCACCCTCAACAGGGACCGTGGCTGAAGTTCTCAGGATCATAAGCGGTGAAGTTTACAAAGTAGCAGACGGGGCTATTATCTCCGGTGCTGCTCACGCATTTGCAGTACATACACGAAAAGGCAGCTTCGTTGCCTCAACAGATTCTCACTACAGAAGTGTTCGGACTTTTATTGATACCGGTGCTCTACACATCTCCAGAGATGTGGGTGCCCTTAGTAAATTTTGTTCAACAGCATACGTATGGAACAACGGCACCCTTACCTATGGTGTTGGTGGGACCGCCCTGTTCCTTGATAGCACTGCTATCCCAACAACCCATTTGGGCGCAGCTATTGTAGTGTATGACGCCTCTGGAAACGTTATCACAAACTAGCTCCCCTGCAATCTTTTATCTATAGAGACCCCTACTTGTAAGAGATCCTTACAAGTAGGGGTTTTCTCGCATTTAACATAAGGAGTATAAAACTATGGACAATTTCTACAGAACAACAGACCTCTATTATGCAGCTTATCTTAAAGTAGCTGGGGTTCCCTTCGTTGAAACTACCCGCGAAGGTGATAGAGTGACTTTCGTATTCCAAATTGTGGAAGGTATGCGGGATCTGAAAAATGGCTTCTATAACAGAACAGCCAAAGTTTCAGCCCTGTCCTTCACAGACGAAATACGAACCATGAAAACCCTTACACACGGGTAAAGTATTAGAAGGACTGCGATGGATGCTTTGTTAGAATACACATGCCTGCCGTCCTTGCCTCTGTTACTGGCTATGTATGCCGTTGCGTACACCATCCAGAACAAGTTGACCCTGTTGATGGGTCGGTGGCAATGGTTAGATATGATGTTAGAATGTGATTTTTGTTGCGGTGTACATGGAGGATGGATTACTTGGCTTCTTTTCTTTTTGGCCTTAAACAAGTTTCAGCCCACCTGGTGGCAAAACTTGGCAACAGTTATACTCTGGGCTGCTATAGGAGGTGCCGAATGTGTTTTTTTTCAATGCCTTCCCAAAGTATGTGGTCCCAGACTATAAGGACGACAGATGAGTACAAAAAAAGATCCAGAGGCTGGTAAATCCTGTAAAGTACTGACACCCTCAGCTAAACTCAGGGCCGGTACCTATGCTAACGCTTTCAGGATAATCCCAGACGTAGGAGAAGAACTCCTCCTGGACTTTTGCGTATATACACAAACAGAACAAGAAGCCTCAGTAGTGCAAAGGATAAGAGTAACTAAAAAACTACTCGAAGTTATTAAACACAGAGTGGATGAAGCACTGCTGGTATCAGAACTAGAGGACGAACCAAACGACCTTTTCCTTAACTAAGGAGCCCGGCAATGGCTACAACATATACCCCAGGTTTCACACTCACTAGAGGCGATCTAGATATTTTCTTGGTAGATAGCGGAGATAACCCCACGCAAGCAGCGGAAATCTACTTCGCTCTCTATTATGTAGACCCAGGCCCGCCAGAAGTAGAAGTGCTTATAGGCCCAGCTCAAAGGACCCCAGTAAACCCACAGATAGGCGAATACTACGCAGCACTACAGATACCACCATCTGCTACACTAGGCTCCTACCGCATTAGATGGGACTTCAGAGAGTATATATCTAACCCACTAACACAAGTGGTACAAGAGTTTATAGTAGAGTCCCCTACAGGATCACTACACGTTTCAAGCAATACTTCGGCTGAACAAAATATGATAGACACACTGAGACTTCTCCTCCGCGATTCTAACCCAGATAAGTTCTATCACTTCAGACCACCTGAGTATGAAGGATCAATAGGACGCTATAACAGAGTCTTCGGACAGATCTGGGAAGATGCAGAACTGTTCCAATATCTTGGCAGATCCCTAGACTGGTACAATATGTTCCCACCGCTAACACAAGGGATTAGGGACCTAGACGCTCTTACTGCTCAAATGCCCGCTTGGCGGACTGCTATTGAATGGGGGGCTATCTCACACGCATGTTTTGCTCTCTCTCTGAATTGGGTTGCAGATGAGTTTTCTGTTTGTGGCAACAGCCTCGTAACTATTTACTTGCCAGACCTCAGAGTCCTAAACATTCCCATTGAATCGTTATACTCAATCTGTTGCGGCGACCTTGTGGTATCCCCTATTAAAGAAGCCTTCCAAAAAGGACATCTGTTAGTAGGCACCGTTGACCCTGAGACTGGGGCTATCAGTAAAGCACCCTTTGTAGATGTGCTACAACACAAATCAGAAAAAAAGCCGCTAGTAAAACTCATACTAGATGATGGCAGGTCCATAGTAACCACAACAGACCACTCACTGTTCCAACACGATGGCTGGTCTGGGATCGTTCCCGTTGCAGCAGAGCACCTCAAAGCAGGCTCCTATATCGTAACCGCAAGTGTAGGCGGGCTGGCAGAACGACCCATTACTGAAAAGTATGAAGTGACCCCCGAAGAATACACATACGACCTGTCTGTACCAGGAACGGAAAACTTCATTCTGTCCAACGGTATCTTGGCCCACAATTCCTATTCCATAGGAGGTGTCAGCCTTGATATTGAAAAATCCTCGAAATATGAATCCCTCAAATCAAACGCAGACTCCATGTTCGATAAAGCAACTGAGGCCAAAGCCAGGACCGTGAAATTTATTAGAGGGTTGCAGCAGCCCCGCTTTGGGATAGGCGTTAGAAGCGCCTTCGGACCGGCCGTTGGTCGAGGTGTTCTCTCACCGAGAAGCTTTTTAGTTTTGCCTTTCCTCTTGACATTGCACCCTTTTTTCACTATTCTATTTGGAGGTTAGACTAACAAGAGGTTTTATTATGTCAATTTGTCCTTATTGTGGTAGAGAGTTTCCTGGTGCCAAAGTTAATTCTAGGCATCTTTCAAAATGTGACTTTGCTGTAATTGATAAAGGGCCCCCGTGCCTTTGTGGGCATGTGAGTACCAGCAAGACTCAAATGAAAAGACACCGCAGGGATTGTGCTGTTTGGCAGAGCAGGGATAAAAAGGCTGTCACAAAAGAGCGGACAAGGCAGACTTGCCTAGAGCGTTATGGTGTCGAGGATGCCACGCAACTCCCAGAATTCCTGGCCAAGCGTGCTGAGACAAATAAAATTAGATATGGTGCTGCCAATCCTTTTAGTAAGGAGGCTACTACTTTTTCAAAGGTCCAGAAGGCTTTGGATGGGAAGCGCCCGATCCTTAAGGGAGAGGACAACCCTTTTGCTAAACCTGAAGTCAAAGAAAAGATTCGTCAGCATTGGCAGGAGCATCATGGGGTGGATAACCCCATGCAAGTGCTCGAAATCAGGAAACGCACCAGGCAGACCAATTTAGAGCGTTATGGGCAAGAGGAATTATTGGCTTCCCCTGAAATCCGTAAAAAGATCAGGGCTACTTGCGAAGAAATCTATGGGGGTCCCTCCCCAGCATGTTCCCCCGAAGTTATGCAGAAAGCCCGTGCAACTAATATGGAAAGGTTTGGAGTACCTTGGACTGCTATGGACCCTGATGTTCGGAGGAAGCAGCTAGAGACAATGGTAGAACACTGGGGGAGCCACTTCTTCGCTTCTGATGAGGGAAAGGCAGCCATCAAGTCTGCGGTCTTTGAAAAGTATGGCACAGACCATTACATGAGGACCGAAGGGGCCTGGAAAAGGTTAGAGTCTATTTTTATGGCGAAGTACGGTGTTAAGCATCCTTTACAATTGGAAAGCTTTAGAGAAAAACAAAGGGCTACTAATACAAGGTTGTACGGAACGCCTTTTGTAGGGCTCAGGAAGAAAGGGGCCAATCTGTTTGAGCAGAAAGTAAATGCTTTATGCCCCGAACTACTCTTTACGGGTGACGGGGCTTTCTGGCGAAAACTCCCCACCTTAAATGCTTATAAGAACCCTGACTTTATCTTGCCAGGTCCTGATCCTCAACACCCCAAACAAGGTGTCACTAAAGTTGTCGAAGCTTTTGGAGATTTCTGGCACTCCCGCATGTTTACAGGCAAAGCCCCCTTCGATCATGAACAAGAGCTGATACAAGCTTTCAAGGATATCGGAATTGCTTGTCTGGTTGTGTGGGAGTCTGAAGTTAAGAAACAGCCCCAAGAAACAGCTGCACGCCTCGTGTCCTTTATTACAAGCACCCTTTAGTAGTACCACAGTGCTGAAAGACTACTGGCATTCCTAATGGGATCTACAGACAAGGCTGCTTGGCAGTAAGCACATTAGTTTCATTATCAGAATCTATTTATTAGTTAGTGGTTTATCTGTTTTACAGAACCGATGGGGTTTTTACAAATGAGTGATCTAAAGAAAGCAGTTATCAAATTGGCTAAAGAAAATCCTGAATTGCGGAAGCATTTAGTCCCTCTCATTAAGAAAGAGGCTGCTATTGGTAAAAAATATGAGCTGACAGATGAGAAGAAAGGCAGTTTGACTCGCATTAGGGCCCTAAGAGACATTCCTAAACGTAGGGTAAAAACAGGTGACCTTGGAGGGTGGGTTGAATCAGAAGCCAATCTCAGTCACGATGGTTTATGCTGGATATATGATAAAGCTAAGGTTTTTGATAGGGCCCTTGTTGATGATGACGCAGGGGTCCATAGCAATGTTCAAGTCAGTGGCAGTGCTCAAGTCTACGGTAGTGCACACATTTATGATGATGTTCAAGTCAGTGGCAGTGCTCAAGTCTACGGTGAGGCACAGGTCTATGAGGGTGCTAAGGTATACGATGACGCCCATGTATATGGTAGTGCACAGATACTCGGCTCTGCTAAGGTTTTCCACAGAGCCAAGGTGTACGGCAAATCCGCTGTAGGGGGTACTGCTACGATCTACGGACAGGCTCAAGTTTTTGATTATGCCGGAGTATATGGCGATGCTCGTCTTTATAATGAGGCCAAGGTTTTTGGCAATGCTAGGGTGTATGGATCTGCCATATTGTTTGGTAGAGCCATAGTATATAACAATGCCCAGCTATACGGTGATGCTAGGGCATATGACAATGCAGGGCTTTCGGCCTCTTCTAAAGTATACGACAGTGCTAAGATATATGGTACGGCTAAGGTTCACGGCACTGCGGAAGTGTTTGGTAGGGCACAGGTCTATGAGGGTGCTTTCATTACAGAAAATGCTAAGGTGTATGACTTCGCCCGTGTTTATGAAGATGCACAGATTCGTGGTGATGCAAGGGTGTTAGGCTGGGCTAAGATCTATGGCAAGGCTTGGATCAGAGACAAAGCATATATTTCTGGTAAGCCTGAAATATATGGCAATGCTAGTGTGTCTGGCTCTGCTCAGGTATATGACACAGCCCAAGTTTCAGGTCAATCTAAGGTGTACGGTGAGGCTGAAGTGTATGACAATGCCTTTGTCGCTGGTAAGGCACAGGTCTCAGGGAAGGCTAGGGTTTTTGGTGATCAGCTTGTGGGGGGGGACCAGAAGATTTTTCAGTAGCCCCGTAAGTCTGAAAAGAACTAAACACCCAACCCCCTTTTCTTGACCCCCTTACTCCCGTTAGTTTTATTATCAGAATGCTTTTATTAGTTAGTGTTTTGTTTTTTACCCTTAGGGTGGAGTTTTACAAATGAGTGATCTAAGAAACGGCTTGATCAAATTGGCAAAAGAGAATCCTGATTTACGAAAGCATTTGGTACCTTTAATTAAGCAGGCTGCTCAACTAATTAAGCAGGCTGCTCAACCTAAATATGAGCTGACTGATATTAGAAAAGGCAAACTTACTCGTATTCGTGCTTTGAGAGATATTCCCAGGATGCAGGTTAAAATAGGAGACCTTGGCGGTTGGGTTGGATCTGAAAAGAATCTTGACCAAAAGGGTGGTTGCTGGATCCATAATAATGCCAAAGTCTATGACGATGCCAAGGTATCTGACGATGCCAAGGTATCTGACGATGCCGAGGTTTTTGGTAAAGTTCAGGTCTTTGACAACGCTGAAATATTTGGTAAAGCCCAAGTGTCAGGCAAGGCCTTTGTCTCTGATAATGCCAAAGTCTATGACGATGCACAAGTTTATGATAATGCCTTGGTCTCTGGTAATGCCAAAGTTTTTAGTAATGCCGAGGTTTTTGGTAAAGCTCAGGTCTATGTCTATGCCAATGTATCTGGCAGAGCCTATGTGTTTGGCAGAGCCAAGGTATCTGGCAATGCCGTGGTCAAGGATAACGCTCAAGTTTTTGACAGTGCCAAGGTCTATGCCAATGTATCTGGCAGAGCCGAGGTTTTTGGTAATGCCCAAGTGTCTGGCAATGCCTTTGTCTCTGATAAGGCCAAGGTATCTGGCAATGCTCAGGTCTATGATAACGCCCAAGTTTTTGACAGTGCCGTGGTCAAGGATAACGCCCAAGTGTCTGGCAATGCTCATGTTTATGGCAAGGCTGAAATCACAGGGGAAATGGTGGTTGGTGGTAATCTAGTAGTGAAAGAAACCCCGCAGTCTGAAAAGAACTAAACATCAAACCCCTTTTTTTCTCTTG